GATAAACCTTCCAAGAGAAAAACCAAGAAGTAGTCCGCCATCTTATTGGGTAGTAAAATTATCTAACGGCGAAGTATTCTATGAATCAAACGAAGTTAATTCATGGCGCGTTTTGCATGATTATTGCACAAAAAACGACCTAAAGATTGTTGAACTGAAAGTTATTAATAGCGATGGCGAGCGAGTTGTAAGCCGCAATCATAAAAAGTTTTACTTTGTAATCCGAGACGTTACTGCTTTTGGTAATGCACGCCTTCCTACCATAGTTAGAAAAGGATATGGGGTTACATGTCTTCATCCGGGGAATTTGCACCGCGCCTATATTCAGTGGTACGATGATCGCAATGGAAAATTTGTTTACACGGAGGTTTTACGCGATGTCCCGTCGTTTTACGAAAAGGAAATCGGCATCCCGGCGGCATAGTGTTTCGCTGGAAAGCCAAACGGGCGGAAAGAATACGCCGCGATTTGTTTCTGTTACTACTCCTGGGAAATTATGGTACTTAATGGATGCTATTGCCGAATTTGTTATGTTACAACGTCATGGTAAGAATCTTCCACCTTATTTTTGGTATAAACGAGTTAATCCTCAATTGTCAGATGAATTTTATAAGTTAAAAAAGCAATTATACGGCATGATACGCCGAAAACCTGATATGACGGCTTTGCAATTATTGGGTGTGATTTTGCATAAAGACCTGCGACAGCCAGTAGAAGCCAAAATTGAGAAACCTGAGATGGATCAACAGCCAGATCAGCCAGTATTAATCGATCTGGAAAAAGAAGAAAAGGCTAACATTATTTCATTATTAAGAGATGAAGAAGAAAACTAATCTGTTCGACGGCATAGAAACCCTCCTTCAGCAGTTCAAGAAAAATATTTTTAAGGGAGTTGACGAATTAGAGCCCGCTTTCAAGATTAGCACTGGCAGTTTAAGTTTTGATTATATTGTCGGCGGCGGAATTTGTCCAGGAATTACAGAAATTTACGGCACTGAGGGGGCGGGAAAATCGACTATTGCGTTATCCATTTTAGCGCAAGCTCAGAAATTGGGATTAGAATGTTTCTACATCGATCAAGAACGCGGCATTACAAAATCGCTCTTACAAACAATTGATGGACTTGACTTAGAAAAACTAAGTGGTAAAATTCTCCGCCCGAACGATGGACAAGAAGCATTGCGCGCAATAGAAATTATTGTCCAACAAATTCCCAAAAGTTGCATTGTATTGGATTCGATTCCTGCTTGTCTTAGCCCTAGCCAAATCAAAGAGGCGATTGGTAATGAAAACTCCTATGCCCCGCTGGCGCGTTTGATGTCTGTATTTCTACCCAAGATTAAAATGTATTGTCTTAATAATAATTGTGCGCTAATTCTCCTTAACCAAATCAGAAGTAAAATCGGCGTTTATTACGGTAATCCAGAAGACACGCCCGGGGGGAAAGCTATTAAGTTTTATTGCGATAAACGTATTGAAGTACGAAAAGGGAACTCCATCAAAAAAGACAACAATATCATTGGTCATTATGTTAAAATTAAAGTCACTAAGAATAAGTATTCTTCACCATTCAAAACTACAGAAGTTCCGCTCTTGTATGGGATTGGAATTGACAGAATCCGCGAACTAATTCAGTTGGGATTACAATTAGGTCTCATCAAACGCGAAGGACGAAAATTCCATGTTCGAGACCACGAATTTACGTTCGAGAAGAACTTAATCAAAGGACTAAAAGAAAACACCGAACTTGCTGATTGGTTATATGATGGTATCTGGAGTATGATGGCAGGCGAATGCGGCTCAAACGCACCGACGGACGAGTAGTTCACATCAACTTAGCCAAACATAAAACTGCCCGCCATTTTTCCAAGCCACAATTGACGATGCGTCAAATTTTGGGGGAGCTGTTCAATTTTGATATTTATGAGGAGGTTTATTGCGATGGAGTATATTTTGATTTCCTGATTCCACAGATCGGGTTAGTAATCGAGGTTGATGGGAAACAGCATTATGATTATGTTCCGTTCTTTTATAAAAATGCCGCCCAATTTATCCGCGCGATTCGCAACGATGAAAAGAAGGAAAAATTATGTAAATTAAATAATTTAAAGTTAATACGCATTCCGGCGGGTAGTTATGCAAAAATGAAAAAGTTATTGATTGAAAAACTAAAGACCGATTAAATGGAGGATATTATTATGGATATGAAAGCTTATAATGACTGGGCGCGAAACACAATTTTCTCACTTAAAGTTAGCATTAAAGAAATCAACAAAATTCTCAGTACCCCACCGCAAGCTTTGCAAAAAATGTCGCTCGAAGAACTCGAAAATATGGCTGTAACAATTGCTCAATATAGTCTTTTTATTCAGAATGAGTATAATAGATGGCGCGTTTACGAAAAACTGGTCCGCAGCAAATACGAAGATCATTTGCGAACAACAATTGTTACCTACAATATAAACGGGCGTTCTAAGGATGAACGCGAACATGAAGCACGAAAAGTAGACGAATCATTGCGAAAATTATATGATAAACTCATCGAAACTGAAACCTATGCTAAAAGAATTGACAATTTGTCGATGTCGCTGAATATGTTTTGCAGCATTATTCGTGATATCTACAAGCGGCGAAAATTCCAACATGGCGCAGAGTAAGTTATACAACAAAAAAGTTGAAATATACCTGCTGGCGTTGATAGCCCAATATCCAGATATCATACCAGAAATCGATAATATCTATATCACATCTAGCGACTTTTATTTTGTATTTTTTAAGGATCTCTATTCTTTGATTGTCAAATTATATTACGACAACGTAAAAATCGAACCAGCAATTTTAATTTTACACAGCGAATCCATAGCATCGCGACCAAAGAAATTTAAAGATTTTATCAAATTTTTATTTAAGTGCCCTGTCAAAAAGGAAAATCTTAATAGTTATGTAAAAATAATAAAAAACTACAGTTTCAAACGACAATTAATTATTACCCTTGAACAAGCGCGTCAAAAAATGTTGCGCGCGGAGGATGCTTTAACCTCATTAGGTATTATTGAACAAGAGATCTACGATTTCGTTTATAAAAATGTGCAAGATGATCGTTTGCGTCTATTAAGTGACGGCGTAGAGTCTGTCTTACGTGATTTATCAGAAAATCCTGAAATTGGATTAACAACCGGTTTACCAAGTTTAGACAAAGTTATTGGTCATGGGATGCGCCGCGGGACAATTAATGTTATTGGCGCGCGTCCTGGCATTGGAAAATCAATGATCGCACTTTGGATTGCGCTCAAAAATGCTCGCGAAGGAATTCCGGTCTTATATTTAGATACTGAACTTACTTACGAATATCAAGTTATGCGCATGATAGGAATGCTGGCGCGTATTCCATTTGAAGAGTTAGAAACTGGCAATTGGCGTTATAAAAGTGATTACGTCGAACAATATAAAACAGCGCGCGAAGTTTTAAAAAGTCTTCCTCTCTATTGGGTTTATATCGGCGGAATGCCAGTAGAACAGATTATCGGAATAATTCGTCGCTTCATTAATAAAGATGTCGGCTTTGATAAGAATGGTCAATACAGGCGCTGTTTGATTTGTTATGATTATTTGAAGTTAATGAACGTCAATGATAAAGGTTTTAATCTTAAAGAATACGAAGCCCTTGGTTATCGAATGAGCGCAATGCATGACTTAATGGTAAAATATAAAGCAACAATGCTAATGACGGTCCAGCTTAATCGCGATGGTGTCGAACGCGAAGATGACACAGTTGTTAGTGGTAGCGATAGAATAATGTGGCTTGCCTCTAGTGCAGCCATCTTAAAACCCAAAACTCAAGAGGAAATCAATATTAATAAAAATGCCGGAAATTATAAGCTAATAGTTGTCAAGACACGATTCGGACCCGGCATGCGGTTTGGCGAACATATTGGATTATTAGTTGATAAAAGCTGTGGGCATTTTGCAGATATGGGGCTGGTGAAAATTGTCAAATAGACTCGCCCGTTTCATTAAGTATGCCAATTTGGCGTTTGATCGTATCTTGTATCATTACGACATCGATGAAAGTGTTTCGTCTAGGTGGGACGATGAGGTAATACGCATTCCTTGCCCCATTCATGGGGGCGATAATAGGACCGCTTTCTTGTGGACTTATAGTTTCGGGACGTGGGTATGCTGGTCGCATCATTGTGAAAAATATTATAAGCGGAATGATTCTATTGCCTTTGTTCAAGCAATGGAAAAATGTAATTTTAAAAAAGCCCTATCTATTACTGCCAAAATACTTAAAGGTGTCAAAAAGAAAGACATTCTTCATCGACGCGATTTGATCAAAAAACGATACGAAAAAATTAATCATTACAAGCAAAGGATTATTGAAATTTGCGATTCGTGTTATCTATCGAACTATGCTTCAAAACGTGGTATTTCTCCCCGCGTTCAACAAAAATATCTGATTGGGATCTATCCGTCTTTTGGTATTAATAGACTGTCTATCCCGGTTTTTAATATAAATAGCAAAATTGTTGGTATCACAGCGCGCAAATTGATTGACGGCGATATTGGTCCAAAATGGATGCACTTACCTATAGGCTTTAAAGCGGCAGCGAATTTATATAATATTAACTTTATCTCAGGGAATGATTTAATCATTGTCGAGGGTCCATTTGACGTTTTAAAATTAGAAACAGCGGGAATTCACAATTCTGTTGCAACTTTTGGTTGTCATTTATCTCCTGAACAGCTTGATTTGATTGTAAACGAAATTAGTCCTACCAAAATATATATCGCCTACGACAATGATCAAGCGGGCAATTTGGGAGCTACGCAAGCAGCGAGACACCTATATTTTGCCGGGTTTCCTGTTTATCGAATCATTTTGGATGGATATAACGATTTCGGCGAAATGCCAATAAATGCTATTCGGAGGAAACGATGGCAAATAAAAAAGTTATAATCGGACTTTGTGGTAAACAACGGGTTGGTAAAGATACAGCTTATAAAATTATCAAAGAACTATATCCACAATTAAGTGTTCGCCGTTTCGCTTTTGCCGATGCGCTCAAAAAAGCTTGTGCTCAGTTGTTTTGCATTTCAGAAAGTAATTTCTATTTTGCAAAAGAAAAGCCAACTCGACTGCGTTGGGAGAATGTAAATCAATATTTTTTAGACGATTTCGGAAATGGGCATCATGAAGGTTTCATTACCCACCGTGAATTGTTACAATTGTTTGGAATGGCGTGCCGCTATATTTATCCAGACATCTGGGTGGATATTGTAATTAATCAACTAAAAACTGAACCATATGACATTGCAGTAATCACTGACGTTAGATTCCCAAACGAGGTGCAAAAACTCAAAGAAATAGGTGCGATATTAATTAAAATTAAGCGAAAAACTGGTATTAAAGATATTCATCAAAGCGAACAATGGGTTGATTTTCTTAAAGATAAAGAATTCGATTATATAATGGGGACGTATGATTATAGTCCGCCTATGGACGAATTGTATCAACGTTGGCGCGCATTGTTAAAGGAGATACTATGAACATTGAAGAACAGCTAAAAATTCTAGCAGAGAAAAAAAATAATTCTTATTTTTTTAAATATATTAGCTATTATGACGTTACTCCAGAAAAATTCGTGATTCGTCTCTTTGATGAAAAATATTTACCAATGTATTTAGAGCGAATCGACTACGAAGAGGCTACAAAACGTGTTCAGAATGGCGAGACGGTGGTAGTCATTGATCATGATTCACAGTTGGGACAATTGATTAAAGGACAAAGCGGTGAAGTGTGACGCTCTATCAGCAAGTAAAATTAAATGCTATCAAATGTGCCCATTTAAGTATTTTCTTGAATATCATTTGGGTATTCCTACTAGAATTTCATTGGCTGCTGAAATCGGGAAGTTTGTTCATAAAATTTTTGAAAAGATTGCTCGCGGAGAATTAGACTTTAAAAATTGGGTTGATTGGGCTGCCGAAAATTATAAAGTCTTAGAAAAGGTCCCAAACCCTAAAAATGTTAATATATGGCACGAAGTTTTATCTTTAGTACGTGCAGTCTTAAATAGGAAGAAAGAGTTTATCCCGTTTTATCGCAACATCAAAGATGTAGAAAAATTTTTCAAAATTGAAGTAGACAACATCCCCATCCGCGGGATTTTTGACCTAATTATTGAAATCGATCCCGAAACAGTCGAAATATATGATTGGAAGAGTGGTTCTTTCAGACTGAGATATAAAGAGCTTTATCGTGATCCGCAGATTTTGTTATATAATTTGGCTGTGTCTAAATTGTTCCCTAAGTACAAGTTCAGATTCGCAACATTGGATTACTTACGTTATACGCCGATTTCTGTTCCATTGGAGTCTAAATATCTTACCATTGCGCGTCAATTGGTGAAGCGATATTGGTGGCTGATTAAACACGATGATTCGCCGCGACGCATAGAAGTCCCTAATCATATTTGTAAATACATGTGCGATAGGGAATTGTGTGACATATATTGGGAACAGGTACATGGGTAAATACGCCATTTTACATTGCCACACCGATTATTCATTCCGCGATTCAATCTGCCAAATACCGGCTCTAGTTAATAAGATTAAAGAACTGAATATTCCGGCAGCAGCGATTACAGATCACGGGCATTTACACGGGGTCGTTGAATTTTATCGGGAATGCCAAAGCAACAATGTTAAGCCAATTATCGGTGTTGAAGCTTATATAGTAGAATCTGAAATCAAAACTCGAAAAAGCCATCATATTATTTTATTAGCGGAAAATAATGAAGGACTGGCAAATATCATTCGACTTATCACATGGGCTAATCAACCACCGCCAAACGGTGGGTTTTATTACACGCCGCGTATTACATTAAAAAAATTATTTGAACTGAACAAGGGAATTATCGTTTTGACTGCTTGTGTGCATGGTTTAATCCCGCATTATCTTGTTGAGGATTATCCAAAAGCCATCCGTCTTGTTAAACAATTTAAGGATGTTTTTAGCGATCGATTTTATTTAGAGGTTCAGAACGTAAATTATCAACAAGATTTTATTCCTGAACAAAAAATTATTCTAAAACGAAGCGCTACTATAGGAAAAAAATTTGGCATTAAAGTAGTCGCGACGACCGATATCCATTATTTATCTGCTGATGACAAGTTTACGCATGACATTTGGAAGGCAATTTCTAACTATAAAACGGTATTTTCTAAACAGTTTCAAGGATTTCAGGGGATCGACTATTATCCTCTCTCTTATGAAGAAATGTGCAAACGTTTTCCGCGTCAATTCGTTGATAACACAAACGAGATCGCCGAACGCTGCAACGTTGAAATCAAAATTGCACCAGGGTCACATTTACCTAAGTATAATAGCGAGTTAGACGATGATGCAACATTTGAATTATTAGTCAAGACAATCAAAAAAAATATAAAAAAGTATAAAATTTTTAATCCTAAAGATGAACGATATATCAGAAGACTAAAAAAAGAATTGCGCGACATTAAAGAGGCGAATTTACAACATTATTTTATGCTTGTTCATGATGTATGCAAATTTGCCGATGACAATGGGATTGCTCGCGGTCCAGGTAGAGGTTCCGGCGCAGGGTCGTTGGTAGTTAGATGCTTAAACATTACGAAGCCTGATCCTATTAAATATGGGCTATACTGGGAACGTTTTTATAATCGCGGACGTAAAGAGTCAATGCCCGACTTAGATTTGGACTTTGATGTTCTACGACGCGAAGAAATTATTGATTACCTACGCCGTCGTTTTGGTGAAAATAAAGTCTTCCCGATGTGTACAATTACTAGTCTTGCCGGTAAGGCTGCCCTAAAAGACGTTGGACGTGCGCTAGATTATAGTTTTGATTTTATGAATGATATCACTAAACACTTTCCAGAAAAGGCTAATACTATCAGCGAGGCGCTTACTCAATCACCTACGTTAAGAAGATTTGCTCGTGGGTTCCATCCTGCTATGCCCAAAATAATTAAAAAAATAAAAAAATCAAAGGGGATCGAACGAAAAAAACTTGTTGCCAAATTAAAAACAATGGCGCGACAAATGCGTCTATTATTTGAACACGCACAAAAAATTGAGGGTTGCAAACGTCAACGAAGTACTCATGCCTGTGCTATACTGATTAGCGACACTGACATTGATGGAAAAATTCCATTAGTTTATGATACAAGACATAAAAAACTGCTTACTGGTTGGGACATGCATACCCTTGAAAAGCTTGGGTATTTAAAATTAGATATTTTAGGCATTAAATCGATTACAGTGATTAACAAGATTCGCCAATTATTAAAGAAGCATGGTGAAGTACATAACGAAAAACAAAGCGAACAACTTGATGATCCGCACGTTTTCAATATGATTGGACAGGGGCGCACGGTAGGCATATTTCAGCTTGAGTCTCATCTTGGACGGAAATGGTGCCGTAAAATTAAACCATCAAATATTTTAGAATGGTCAGATGTAATTGCCCTAATTCGTCCTGCTGTATTAGAAACGGGCATGGCGCAAGCTTATGTTGATGATGATACGGAAAACATTCCGATTCTAAACTCAATATTAGAGCGCACTAGAGGAGTACCACTTTATCAGGAGCAGCTAATCGCCATTGCGCGTGAAATTGCAGATTTTAGTTTAACAGAAGCGGATAATTTGCGGCGGTGTATCGGGAAAAAATTACCTGAAGAAATTGTTAAATATAAAAGTCTTTTTATTAAAAATGTCACATACAAATATGACAAAGAATTTGCTGAAAGATTGTGGCAATTAATCGAAGCGGCAGCAGGTTACGGGTTTAATTTGTCGCATTCGATTTCATATGCCTATTTAGGCTATGTTATGGCATGGTACAAGCTCCATTATCCGCTTTATTTCTACTTGGCTATGTTGCAATTGTCGTTTTATGAGCAAAACAAATATGAAGAAATTCAAAAACTTTACTATGATGCTAAGAAATTTTCTATTGATATTTTGCCGCCAGACGTGCGAGTTGGGAATATGGACTTTGCTATTAAAAATGGTAAAATTTATTACGGACTTGGACATATCAAATTTCTATCTTCTAAGGTGTCTGCTGAAATTAAAAAATTAAAAAATATTAAAACCATGTTTGACTTTTGGTCTACTTTACACAAAGAACGCATTCATAAGCGTATCGTTCTCCCTCTAATCTCAAGTGGAGCGATGTCATTTCTACCGCTGTTACGCGAGGGAAAGTTATCCCGTCTTTTGGCGGAAGTCGAGTTGTTTTATGGGTTAACGCACAAATTCCAAGAGCGGATCCTAAATAGTTACAAAGGTGGAATTTACGAAACTATACTTAGTTTAGACGAAAAAGCTACGCGCCGGTTTAAGAAACTGCCGCGATTATTAAATGAATTTCGTGAAAATTGTCAAAAAACTGTACACGACATATTCTTGTTGGAAAAGGAATATACCGGCGTTTTTATGCGCACATCGCCACACATGGTGATTAATCAAGAGGTTACACCAATCGGCGAATTAAATAATGGTGGAACTATTGGGGCTTATATTGACGATTGGACAATTACCCACAAAGGACACATAGTTATGAAATTGGTAGATCACACCGGCATGATTACTGGTTTGGTCGAAAAAGATGACGAAAATTATAAAAAGTGGCAACAAATGGTCGAAACCACTAATGTAGCGGTAATTGAGGGAGAAAAAATCGGCGAAGATATTTTGTTGGTAAAAAGTATAAACCCAATTTCAGCGAAAGGAGGTCTGTGATGTTTTTTAATCGTGTAATTATTGCTGGACGCGTAATTGCAAAGGAAACCCGCCAGACGAGCAACAACAATCTGGTTGTCAATTTGCGCCTGGGAGTTAAAGAGGAAAAGAATGTTCCCCTAACGCACGTCGATGTAGTTTTGTGGAGCAAGCTTGCCGAACAAGGTGACAAGAAGATTGAAAAAGATAGCGTTTTAGTCGTTGAGGGTGTTCTACGACAAGATCGGTGGGTCAACAAGGAAGGTGAAAAACGCACGAAACTTTATATTAAGGCAAACAAGTTTTGCGTACTCGATATGAATCGCGGCGGACAGGGAGAGGAAACCGTCGAATCTGAAGAGGAGAAAAAGGAGGAATAATGCAGATTCCGCCACGCTGGAAAGATATTTACGGCGCAACATTCACCGAACTATTTGATTTTGAAAAATTAAACGAAAAGATCGCCCAACTCGCGCAAGAAATTAAAGACGGCAAGAGAAGAAAACCCAAGGTTCTTTTCGTTGGAGAAGCATCTTTTCTAAAGACAGGGTTTAGCACCTATTGGGACGCTGTTTTGCGTCGCCTACATAAATGGGGTAACATTAATATTGTAGAGCTGGGATCTTACGCAGCGCCCACCGATCCACGTATTAAGAATGTGCCGTGGAAATTCTATGCAGTAATGCCCGATCCCAATGACCCCGAAGACGTGCGCGAGTATGGCAATCCCCATGGCTCACCTGATGAACAGCGCCGATATCATTTGAATCAATTCGGTAAACATAAATTCGATCCAGTTGTGGCGGCAGAAAAACCAGACATTGTTTGCACCCTCCGCGATCATTGGATGGACTCCTACATCAGCGAGTCAGTCTTCCGAGACAGGTTTCACTGGATATGGCTCCTATGTATCGATTCACAGCCCCAACAGTGGGAATGGCTAAAGACATTTAATGGTGTTGATACTTGTTTAGCCTATTCTCACTTTGGGAAAAGGGTTGCCGAAGTTCAATCGCGCCATCCAATTGCACAAAGTTTAGGAATTAAACCTATCAACGTAGAACTTGTTATTCAACCAGCTATCGATACTAATATTTATCATCCAATGGATAAAGCATTAGTCAAACAGCGTTTCAATATTCCTCCTCAGGTGCAATTTGTTGGAATGGTGGCGCGCAACCAGAAACGCAAATTATTCCCTCGGTTAATTGAGGCATTCCGCATTTTTAAGAAGCGTAATGGTTGGGGAAGCACAAATAAAAAAATTAAAAATATTGACAACATCAAATTATTACTACATACTTCAATACGCGATGTGGGCTTTAATATTCCGGAAGCAATACGGCGCGAAGGTTTACAAAACGAAGTATATTTTACTTATATTTGTCGTCGTTGTGGTGTTTTCGGGGTTACTCCATTTATTGGTTCGCCAGCACGTTGTCCCAATTGTGGACATATGTCATTTGATAGTCCAAATACTCAGGTTGGACTTCCGGATGATCAATTTAACTTAATTTTTAATCTAATGGACGTTTATGTTCAGATGAGCATCGCTGGAGCGGCAGAAATGCCGATTGTTAATGCCAAAGCTTGTGGTGTGCCAGTCATTGTTTCTGGCTATGCCGCCATGTATGAGCAAGGACTTAATGGCGGCGGCATGATAGTTAAAGGTGATCTCGAAACCGAAGCAGAAACTATGCAGCGACGCTTCTGGTTCAACAGGGAGGATTTAGTAGAAAAACTAACTAAATTATTCCGTAAACCAAATCTACTCAAAAAACTCGGAAAAGAAGCTCGCGAATGCGCCGTAAAATACTACAATTGGGATTTAGCCGCTAAGAAATGGGAATATATTCTATTAAGCCGCAATCTCAAGCCATTATCGGAAACGTGGCAAAAACCAATTAAAACTTATATTATTCCATCTAATCCAATTTACAAAGAAAATCTTTCTAACGAAGAGTTCATCACGCAATGCTATCAAAAAATATTAAATCGCGAGCCAGATCCTGAAGGTTATAGCCATTGGCTAAACCAATTGAGCCGTGGACGCCCACGTGAAGATATTGAAAAATTTTTCCGTCGAATTGCTGAACGCAATAATCGTGCTGCCGAATTGTTGGAAAAGGGAAAATTAAACGTTCTAAGTCCAATTGAAAAAATTAAACGGGAGTTTGATCCGGCGGATAAGTTCCGCATCCTTTACTGCATGCCACAAACAGCGGGTGACGTATTGATTAGCACTGCTATTGTGCGCAAATTAAAAGAAAAATATCCTAATGCATCAATTTACTTTGCTACTGAAAAGCGCTATTTTGACATTCTAAAAGGTAATCCGGATATTAAGAAAGTAATTGAGTATAAAGACTTTATGCTTAATTATCGCATTCCAGAGCCTTTTGGTCCACAAAAGGGATTCGTTGATTTGTGTTTTTGTCCATTCATTGTTACGCAACGAATTCCCCATTGGATACATGGGGGCAAGGGGGAATCATTGGGTGTTACTTATGCACATTTGTGCAATCTCACTATGACAGACGAAGAAATTAGTCAAAAAATGTATATCGCGCTTGAAAAACCCAATGTTGAACTACCAGAAACTTACATTACGTTTCATGCTAAAACAACGCAAGATCCAAAAGATTATGAACGTTGGGATGAGGTTTTTGAACAATTACAAGGAATCACCGTTGTTCAGGTTGGTAATGCCGATGAACCACTAATTAAATATGAAAACGTAATTGACCTGCGCGGAAAAACTACGCCACAGCAATTGGCATATATTATTAAACATGCAAAATTACACCTTGGGCTCGACTCATTCCCGGCGCATGTAGCTTCAGCCGTAGAAACGCCCTCTGTAATTCTTTACGGCGGAACATACGCCAAACAAGGCGGCATTCAGCACAATATTGCCATTGAACCAAAGGATAGGAATGGATGCGTAACGAGCTGCCATTTAATTGAATGTATTCAGAAAAAACAAGGGCGCGACAAATGTATTAATAATATTGAGCCCGATGAAGTAATCGAAGCACTAAAAAAGATTTTAAATGTTCAATATTTTAAACCCCCGAAAGAATTGAAGGTTTCAGCATATTGTATTATTAAAGATGGCATTAAATATGGTTTTCCGTTCGAGGAATGCATTCGGGCAGCTTTGAAAATCGTTGACGAATTCGTAATGGTCGATGGTGGCTCAACAGATGGCACTTGGGAACGCCTCCAAGAACTACAAAAAGAAGAGCCTCGTTTAAAAATTTATCAGCATGAATGGGATATGGACGATCCCATGTTAATGGGCAACGAAAAAACCTACGCTAAAGAAAAATGCACCGGCGATTATGTTATTCAATTAGATGCCGATGAAATTTTGGTTGAGCCACATCCAGGGGCAATTAAAAAACTCATCCGGCGGAATAAAAAGGTGGTCTGTTTTGATTTGCCTGTGATAAATCTTTACGACAATGAAAAAATTCGCCTGGACGATACACTGATTAAGTGGCGTATCTATAAAAATACCGATGACTGGGTTCACACCGCACCCGGACAATTTAGAGAATTCGATCCAGATACCATGAAAATTACCTTCGACAAAAAGAAGTGCGATTCGTGCGAACCGTGTAATAGATATACCCTTGAGATTATTCCGCACGTTTCAGTTTTGCCGCCGAATGTATTATCAGCTCACTATGCATTAAAAGAAGCCGTCAAGAAGGGTAATGTTCCCGATGATTTATTAAAAACCTACTGCGACATTTTGCGAAATATTGTTAAACACGTTCCTCACGTCGTACATTATTCTTGGAACAATCTTGAAACTAAGAAAAAACGCGGCGAATTTTGGAGTAATACTTATCATGGACGTAAAAGCTGGACACATAATACCACACAAGACATCGAGGAAAGAATTAAAGAAAATAAAGAGTTTATTTTACCGATAGCCTTAAGTGGCTTGCGAAAGGAGGAAAATAATGGACTTTCCAGATAAGGCAGTCACAACACTATTGCTTCGCGATATAAACAACCAAATACTTGAGATTTGTTACGGCAAACTATTCGATCAAGCACAAGGTCCAGACAATATTTCTTTCGGACCGCACAACCCCGGTATGAGTGCAGAACCTGCCAAGTGGTGCTACATTAACAAATGCAATTTGATTCCTGCGTTCAGATTGTTTAAAAATTTACACGAAGAACCACCATGTAAAATCAAGCAAGATTGCTCACATATTCCGCCATATATTATAGTCACCCCAGACAGACTAGAGATTGTAGAGAGTTCAGGGCGTTCCATCACATTTCAAATTGCAACTCTTAATAATATAGAAATAATACTAAACAGTAAAAATAAAAGCAAAGCATCTATTACAACATTCGCGTTCGATTATGATTATTTTATGGGACTCTTCGATGAATGGCTAAAGTTCATTTGTCGAGGGAGACATGGGTAGTTTGTGTCAGAAGGCATCTTCCATTAAAACACCCAATAGAAATATCGATTTTTTTCAAGGACTAGATTGAAAGTCTATTCGCGGCGCTGTATTACGAGCAAAGACGGTTAGAGATAAAAAGCGTCTTCGATCTTGAAGAATTATATGAAAATGGCAAACTACCGCCAAGAGAAATACGATGAACTGTCCAATTATTGTACATTTAGCCGTTCATAACATGGCTGATTTCGTTGGCTATGCCATTGATGCTGTCGCTCCGCACGTTGATAAAATCATTATCTTAGAGGGAGCCTGGGGAACCAGCGTAAAAGCCAATAATCTTTTCACGCCGCGTTCAACTGACGGAACTATCGAAATCCTAAAAGAAAAACAGAAACAACATGGTAATATCGAAATTCATCATCTTAGTTTGCCCACCCAATTGCAACAGCGCAGCGAATATTTCCACATTGTTAAAGATTATCCTCATTATATGTGGCTTATTGATGCCGACGAAATTTATGACGAAATAGACATTATCAAGGTCAAAGATGCTATTATTCGTCATGACCCTAAAGAAAGTCAAGTTCTATATTGCACATCATTAACATTCGTGAACGACTTTTATCATTACCGACCAATTGATTGGGCGCGCATTTTCTATATTGAGCATCCGGATCATGAATTTATAGCCCCAAATCATATTTTTGATAAACGCAAAAATCGCCCACTAGTTGAAAATAAAAAACCGATTGCTAATTTTTTTCATTATTCCTATGTAATTTCTCCGGAAAGATTTAAGCAAAAAGTCGCTGACCGTATTGAGGTGCACGGCGAATTCAAATGGGAGCTTCAAGATGGAGTAATTCGTCGCGCGGGAATTAATTACTATCATAAAACTAATTACGTCCCCCCAATTATCCGCAATCATCCGAAAGCCAAAATAAAATTACCTGACGAAATATTTAATTACAAAGCGCGCACAAAAATTGGTTTTTTAATTCATTCCGGCATTGGCAACATGATTCTTGCCACCCCTATGCTGAAAGCGTTACGCAAGCTTTATCCAGATGCAAGAATTTCCGTATTCACGTGGGAACGTTGCGCAGACATAATTAGGGGACTCGATTTCATTGATGATATTATTACACATCGATATGAGGCTTTTGTAGATTCTGTTGGTGGGTTAGATTATTTATTAATTTCTCCGACGGCAGTAATTCCTACAGCCCGCGCCCGTTTGATTGAACGTAGCAAATCTGTTATCGAACTTCCCCCACATAACTGGGGAAAGCACGAATCTGAATATAACATGGACTTGGTACGTATGTTAGGATATAAGGGGGAAACGCCACGTCCAAGTTGTGTCTGGGATGAACTAACCGTAACGTATGAAAACGCGGCTATCATAAGTATAAGCCATCTGGCTGAGGGTCATTGGTGGCTAAAATCCATAGAAGATGATCGCGAATGGTTGAGAGTCGTTGATTTCTTGACATCGTGTGGTTATAACGTGATAGCATTAGGAACCAACATAGGAACATCTATACTTGATCAACATCCAAAAGTTATTAATTTATGTGGCAAAACTACCATAACAGAAGCCGCCGCGATTATTAAAAATGCAAAACTCTTTGTGGGGTTGGACGGCGCATTAGCCCATATTGCCGCATGTTTTGAAATTCCGTCGGTTGTTGTATTTACTTTCACGAATATTATAAAAAATCTGCCATTGAATCGAAACTTACTAGTGGTGGCTAAGAATTGTCCAAAACGCACGACATGTCAACATGGAAATTGGGCAAAATGCGAGAGTAGATTCTGCCGCAGGATTAGCGCTAAAGATATTGTAAGTAAAATCCGCGAATTGCGCAATATCGATGCTGTTATTAATTGGAATTCGTCAGAGTAAAAATGAAAATTTTATTGATCGGCTCGTATTACAAGAATCAGTTTCACGGTGCTGAGGTTGGTATCTATAATGCTTTAAAGAAATTAGAACATAAAGTTGACATTCTTGATTTGCAAGCTACCCAAGGAAAATTTGGCGACTCTATTGTCTATAATCAAAACCTCAACGAATTAGCCGAACACGCCGGAAAGTATGATTTTATTTTAGTTGTTGGCGCAGGTATTAACCCTGACCGTTTAACTGATAAAGTAAAGTCGCTTCTTGCCAATCATGTCACGGTTGTCTGGAATTCTGAGCCGATTAGATTAAATAACTATCGTGATCGTTTATTGTTACAGAAACATTATTATAATTTCTTTTTTACTTTTGATGAAGGTGAAATTCCTCTATATTTGAAAAACGAAATGCGCCCGTGTTATTTTTTGCCGCAAGCGTTTAATCCAGATTGGTATCGCCCAATAGATATTGAAAATAAAGAATTTATTTGTTTTGTGGGATCGGTTGGTGGGAAATGGGTAAACCGACACTTTTTACTTCAGCGAATTAAAAAGATTACGCGCATTTATACGACAATGACATTCAACGCCGAACATGTAAATAAAATATACAATATGCATTGGTGCGGCATCAATCTAGGGCTTTACCATGAAGAGCTTGGTCCGCCACCGTATTTAAGTTCATATGGATATCAACAACGCATTTTTGAATTAATCGGTGCTGGCTGTATTCCAATTACTAACCTTCCCGCGGATTTTGATCGAACGCCTGAACAACGACGCATGTTTACAAATAAAAAGAATATAATTTTTTATACAAATGATTCATTAGAGGCAATATTAAAGTATTATCGCGACAACCAAGACAAACTTCAGGAAATCCGAGAAAGCGTCCTTCAAATTCGCGAAAATCATACTTATGAAGCACGTATGAAAACGATGGTTAAATTGCTTGAGAAAGGAAGGTTTTCTCATGTCCAGTGATAGCTATGCGCGTTCTCCTAATAAAAAGAAAATCAAATTAACATGGTCACACGTTGAAAAATTATTACTCAAACCGCTTATTAATAAATTAAAGAATTACAAATTTGACGAGATTTTTGCCGTTTCTCGTGGAGGGTTAATTCCTGGTGTTTACTTAAGTCATGTCTTTAAAAAGCCGCTACGCGTAATCGAACCATGGCAAACGCCTTCTATTAGACGACACACCCTAATTATTGACGATGTGGTCGATACAGATTACACATATGAACATATTATGTCCGAAATAATACAACATCATGATAAGATAACTTTTGCGGCGCTAGTCAAAAAACCGTGGTCAAAAGCTAATGTTGTATATGGGACGGTGATGAATGAGTGGGTCGTTTTTCCCTGGGAACAGTAAAGTAATTCTTGGCGATTGTTTTGAAGTTATAAAGAACTTTCCCGATAATAGTATTGATTTAATTTTTACTGATCCACCTTACCTTAAAAAATATCTTCCTCTCTATAAACGTATGGCTGAAGAATTTCCACGAATTATGAAAGATGGTGCATCATTAGTTACAATTGTTGGGCATTATGCTATCCCATATGTCCTTGAAGTTTTTAAAAACAAACTAAAATATCGCTGGATTTTATGCCTTAACCAATTTGATGGCAAACATGCACGTATGGCAATGGGAATTGAAGTTATGTGGAAACCAATGTTGTGGTTTGTCAAACGTGCTTACCCACACGGTCGCGGATTTCTAAGAGATGGTATTAAAATTACCGGCACAGCAGGACAAACCAAACATCATCATAAATGGGAACAGGATATTAGTTGGTGTGAGTATTATGTTAAACGTCTTTGTCCAGAAAACGGGGTTGTTCTTGATCCGTTTTGTGGATCAGGAACTGTTGGAGTCGCCTGTCAGAAGCTGGGAAGAAGGTTTATTCTAATTGATAATGACGAAAAAGCAATCAAAACAACCCGACAGCGATTGGGTATGTAAACCACTATTAGGTTGGGTAGGAAGTAAGCGCCGCCTATTACCTGTATTATTAAAATACACACCTTACCGTAAATATTTATGCGAGGCGTTTGCTGGAAGCGCAGCGCTTTATTTTGGCTCAACATTTAAAAGGGCATTTTTGAACGATGTAGATCTTTATCTTATCAGATTCTATGATGCACTAAGAAAATACCCTGAACAAATCATTGAACGTTTCAAACAATTATCAGATAAAATTGATAAAGATTCATACCTCAAATCACGAGAAAACAATTTTCTTCATCTTGAAAACAAACAAAAAATTATTGATTTTGCGGCGCATTTTTGGTATTGGAACAAGTTGGCATTTTCCAGCGTAATGCATTTTAATAAAAAAGGATTTTTCAGCGTTCCATATCGTCCACGAAAAACGCCATTAAAAGTCAACATAGAACAAATTAATATTATCGTTAAAAAACTCCGCAATGCTAAATTATACAATAAAGACTTTCGTGAATTTCTATCATCTTTCTTAAAGTGCAACGCATTGGATCGTATCGTGTTCTATATCGATCCTCCTTATATCAAAACTCATGCATCGTATGCAGATAAGTGGACCAATAAAGACATTGAAGATCTGGTCAAAATCTGCACAGAATTAAAAAATAAGGGCGCTTTTTTATTAATATCTGGCAATAAGATTACTGCCGACGCTTTTGTCGAGGCGGGATGGAAAATAGAAGAAATATTCAAATTGTGGCATTGTTGCAACCCGGCAAGAAACATGAATTTGAAAGAAGAGTTCATTTTATCATCGAGGTAAATACATGGAAACTGCCACTCTCATAACCGGCGGATTGGGGTTTATCGGATTAAATCTTCTCAAATTTATCAAGGCTGACCGAATTATTGTCGTTGATAATTTCAAATGTGCTGGAAGTATACGGCACATTAATAAACACATTTTATTTCTTGAAGGAGATGTGACTGATAAAAAATTCGTGCGGATGTTGTCTATTTACCCAATTAATAAGATTTATCACCTGGCAAGCATCGCATCACCGAAATTCTATAAAAAATTTCCCATTGATACAATCATGACTAACGTGATTGGTACGTTAAATATATGCGAATTAGCTTTGACCTGCAAGGCGCGCCTTTTGTTAAGTAGTACGAGCGAAATCTATGGACAACCAGAGGTCCATCCACAGCCAGAAAGCTATTTTGGGCATCGTAATACTGTCGGTGATCGGTCTTGCTATGATTGTTCTAAAGCCGTAGCAGAAACAATAGTTTACGAATATACTAAAAAAGGTCTAAATGCTGTTATTGCTCGCATTTTTAATACTTATGGACCTTATATGCGCCCTGATGATGGGCGTGTGATTAGCGAATTTATTTGTCGCGCAATAATAGGGAAACCGCTTATTATCCATAACGGCGGCAACCAAACGCGCAGCTTTTGTTATGTTGATGATCTTTGCAAAGGACTAATCTTACTTATGGAAAAGGGCAAAGATTTAGTTTATAATGTCGGTAACGACCAAGCGGAAATAACCATCAATCAACTGGCGGATTTAATTGAGGCAAGGTTAAATAAAAAATTGGAGCGCAAATATATCGACGTACAAGATAACGATCCTGTGGTTCGCCGTCCAGATTTGACAAAAATCAGACAATTGGGCTATAAGCCACAAGTTGAAATTGAGCAAGGACTTAGGAAAACTATTAAATATTTCAGGAAGCAATGGACTGGAAAAACATTCAAGGAATATTAATCGATAAAGAGAGTGACAATGCTAATTATAGGCGATAGTCACTTCATCCCCCTCAAAAATAATAGCGTCCACCTTATTATTACATCGCCCCCATATTGGAATATCAAAGATTACGGCTGTCCCAACCAAATCGGATTCGGACAAACCCTAGATGAATACTATCAAAGTTTAAAAACTGTCTGGCAAGAATGTTGGCGGGTACTTCAACCTGGAAGAAAATTGTGCATCAATATTGGCGATCAATTTTGTCGCGCTAAAACTTTCGGCAAGTATAAAGTCATTCCGCTTCACGCCAATGTAATTATTCAGTGCGAACAGATTGGGCTCGACTATTTAGGGGCGATTATTTGGCAGAAAAAAACGACCATGAAGACCAGCGGCGGGGCAGTGATTATGGGCTCCTACCCCTATCCGCCGAACGGGATCGTCGAGATTGACTATGAATTTATTTTAATTTTTAAAAAGCCTGGCAAACCACCGAAAATTGATAAAACTATTAAAGACAAATCCAAACTCACTAAAGAAGAATGGAAAAAACTATTCCGCGGACATTGGAATTTCGGCGGGGCAAAACAAAAGGAACATATTGCAATGTTCCCCGAGGAATTGCCGCAGCGATTGATTAAAATGTTCTCGTTTTATGGAGAAACAATATTGGATCCTTTTGTCGGTAGTGGAACAACCATTAAAGTCGCCAATGAGCTTGGGCGAAAAGGAGTCGGAATCGAGATTAATAAAGAGTTCATACCAATCATTCGCGAGAAAATAGCACAATGACATTGTTTCGTTATCCCGGCGGGAAATCTCGCCTCAAGAAACACATTCTGCCAATTCTTAAAAGCTGGGCAAAGGAATTAAAAAATTTTGTTTATATTGAGCCATTCTTCGGCGGCGGTGCAATCGGACTGGAATTTTTACATCATTGTCCGCGTGCGATTTTAAACGATGTTGATTTTAATATCTTTGCCGTTTGGTGGACTGTGAAACATAATCACACAGAATTAATCAATAAAATCGCCAATTACCAGCCGAAAGTAAAAGATTTTTATAATTTCCAAAAGTTTCTACTGAATCCGCCCCATGATTATAACAGACTTACTGAAATTGCTTTCAAAAAAATCGCCATTCATCAAATGTCCTACTCCGGTTTGGGTGAAATGGCTGGTGGTCCAATCGGCGGGAAAAATCAGCGGTCAAAATATCAAATCGACTGTCGCTGGAAGCCGCTTACTTTAATTAAAAAAATTGCTAAATATCATCGATTATTAAACTCTGCATGCAAACTGGGGGTTTCGATTATTAATTTCGATTTCAAAAAATTAAACTTTAACAATTTGCGCATGAGAATGATCGACGAAAATGCAATTATTTATTTGGATCCGCCCTACATTGAAGAGGGAAACGAGTTATATCGGTGTTCGTTTACTATCGATGACCACGAAAAACTATCTGCAATTTTACGCTCCCTTCCCGCTGAATGTCGATGGCTACTGTCATATAAGTGGCATCCATTACTCAAAGAACTGTACCCTGATTGTGAAATAAAATTCATACAACTAACGTCAACAGTGAACAGCAAAAATCCAAAGGTAAACACAGAATGTTTAATCAGCCGCTCGTAAAAATCTTTGGCAAGCGATATGCATTATGCGAATTCGCAGCACAACGAATGTGGTCTCACAATAAAAACGATAAAAACGAAATACAAAAATACAATCGTGGGCTATTAAACAGCAATAACGATCCTTATCTAACCGAGCGAACCGGAAGACTTGGTGAAATGGCGGTGTGCTTGTTCCTCAACAACGATAAAATGGATGTCACTTATCGTCCATTCGGTGATCGGGGCGACCTTATAATAAGTAAAAGAGTACTCGAAGTTAAAACAGCACGACATAACTACGGCGAGTTATTGGTGCGTCATATCAGCAGCGGCGGAAAGATTGTTCCAATCAAAAGCGATCTTTTCATTGCTGCGACCGTTGAATTTGAAAATAAGGTTAAAAAATACGCGATGATTAAGTTGGTTGGTTGGATAGATTTTGAAAATTTCATCAAAAAAGCAAAATTAAAGCCTGCAAAGCGCGGAAAACACATCAATTTTGGTTATTCGCCATAATGAACTATTTTCAATAGGAGCCCTGCAATCACGTTTGTCTGAATCAATTATTAAGAAGAAAAAAGTAAATCAAAACGTTGTCTATTACATTCGTTTACCATATATTTGTTTCACATTGTCAGTAACAAAAAATACTGTTATTGATGCCCCACCAGTTGCCAAATGGTCTATTGGAAAAAACGTCAGCAAGGTGATTAAATATTATTTAAATAAAAAAGCGGAAATTTCGATTATTAATTAAAAAAAGCCTGCCGAAGCGGGCTCATTATTCTCATCAGCATCATGCGTATTGAAACCGGAAACAGAACGTAAAATCGTCTATCCAACCAACCGCATTGGCTTTACAACTAATGGCGCACCACCATTTATGCTCGTTTTGGTTGGCTTGATAACCAGTAGAGGGCGAATGATCGACAAAATTGATACCATTATAAATTGTATTCATTAACGACCATTCAGTAATATTGCCCAGTCCGGATGGATTAATTTCAAATCCATAAACCGTTACATCTGTTGGATTATCATAAAAACTACCATATTTTTGAAATACAAACAATTTGGCATTATAAGTACTAACCTGCAAATCACCCGAGGCGCGGAACCAAATCAATAGGGTTCCCGAGGACGTATGGAGCTCATCTTGATAGTCGCTAATGTCTTTTCGTCCCCAGCCAGATGTAGCTACCCCTGATTGATCGATATATTTATTATTAACAAGCGCGCCCCATACGTTTGGATCTCTATGCCCTGAAGCGTCTACTATCCACGTAGAATCATTAAAATGCCCAACAATAATAGCGTCATTAACGCCATTTGGACCGAAAAATCCCATATGGTCATATTGACCTTCGCCCAAATGGCTGATCATTAGCCCAGAATTATGACAGGCATGAAAAGTTATAACACCAGACGTAGCCATTTTTTCCTCCTTTATTTAATACGTTTTTTAATCATAAAATTCTTCCGGGCGGTGAATATTGTCGTCTAAAATTGCCACATAATTAATAGTAGCTACCGGAAAACAGTCTTGACAGTTAAGGAAAAATTGCTCTCTAAGATAATTATATTTCTCTAATAGATTCCCCCTGCTGCAAGCATAAGGCGGAAAAATGGTTTGACATGATTTTCTAGTTACAACGCCCAATGTAATATTAGTTAAAACATTTAAGCCAAAACTCTCTTTATGTAGCATAGCGTCCCATAAATAGCCCCTAAAAGGCAAAGAATTAAAGCTTAATATGGGGTAACCGCAGGTGGCAGATGACATTCCCCAGTAAGGATGGTCACCAATTGATCCATATGAATGACGTGTTACATACCCATAGAATCCACAAGTCCGCGATTGGCTAGTTGGGTCTCCCCCCGCAGTACCACCGCCATCTACAATTAATTCACTAAATTTATGATAGTAAAAATAAGCATCGGGCACCTGGGGCACATCAATCATTGCTAACTTATAAATATCTACATTAAGTTTGGGATAACCGTAAAATATTTTACTTTTAGCACTGTGTGTTACTGATGGACTACAGCCCCAATGCTTTCCTTTAATATAGCAACGCTTTCCATAATAATCATCTGGTATGATTAAAGTTACTCCACCATTACTATGAGAAATAACATGATTCATTACCCCCCATTTCCCAGATCTTTCAAAGAAAAATGCTTTTCTAATAGGAGACGTAAAATAAGTCTGCGAACATACTTGTGGCAAACCAGCAAAACCATAATTTGTCCACGTTCGTGAAACATATGGGCGTCCATCCAGTTCGGGATAATGGGGCATAAAATTTTCAACTATTGGTGGCTGAAAACGCAACATTTGAATGACAAAAGATATTATAAACCACAAAATACGTTTATGATCTGTAATAATATAATTACCATCAGCGTCTTTTCCAGGTAAATATCGACTATCTGGAGATTTGCTATAAAAACAAAGCCCCATTAAAGCGACCAACTCATCAAAAGAGAGCGCCCACTGTCCGGCGCGCATACGTTCAAACAATGGCAATTCTTGTAATTTTTTCTTAGCGGTTGCAAAAGCATCAACCAAAATCTGCCGCGCAGGATGTGATGGAGACGGAATATAATAATTAAATTTATTAAACGTTTTGAACAAAGCTTCACCACTAATATTCTCGGGGAAATTATAGAAAGGAATACCATCTAATTTAGGTATTTTGCATGAATCTGGATATTTATTATATAAGCCAGGTGAAACAATACGCCATTTTCCATAGTATGGTGCATTAAAACAACGCCCAAAGTGCGCTCTTAATGAATCTGGAGGAACGATTATTTCTTCGATTGCCTGTTTAATTTCCTCTACATAATATGGAAAAGCACCAATAGGAATTTGTCCATTAAGATAGGAATATCCTTTCGTTGGATAGAATTTTCCTTTTATAATACCGCGATCGTCATATAAATTAAACTGCCGTTCACTTTTCTTTAACCAAAGTTTGCGATATTGATTAATATACCACATTATTTCCTCTAAATATCTACCATCAATTGGCAAATAAAGGTAATCTTTTTCCTGGAAATACCAGCCGGTTGATATATTCAATCGCGCAGGCAATAAAAATGGCTGAGGTGGTGAATAATCAAACGCACGATATGGTGGCATTTTTACATCTCTCCATATGGAGTAAACACTGGTTTCTGTATAATAACAAACCAACGACGCGCACTGCTTTCTGAACTTGACAATCCGGGTACAAGAATCCCATAGTCACCCTCATAAATCAAATTTGGCGGGCAACCCACAAAGTATAGTTCTTCCTCTTGTGCACTGCCAGTTATTTTTCCGAATTGTACAGTTTCATCTCCAACAGCAGCTACCAAACCGCCACGTCCAGTAACAGGATTAGGCGGATTAATAACTACAACAGCAACCGCATTAACGGTGGGGGGATTATTAATAAACAAATCACCAACGGGTTCACCATCGCTGCGCAAATGTTCGCTGTCCGGTCTTAATGTCCCACGGTCAATTGTCAAAGGCGACCCGCCATCCGCAGCCGTACTAGCTGAATTGCTGGTAGTCATAGTATTATGTACAACTTGTACTAAATCGCCAGCTTTATAACTCTGCAAATATACAAAATCATTATTAACAAACGGAACTTTATAAAACCTAAAAGGTTCAGCACCAATATGTGAAATTGTTTCAACATCTGCATAATAATAACCATTAGCATTTTTCTGAGGCGCAGTTAATAAACGCACAACTTTTGCCTCTTCCAAGCGGACACCACCGGTAAAATAATCAAATGTCGTACCATTTATATCTTCGTGATGAAACATGGCGGGCATACCTCTTCTTAAGTACCCGTCTACGCACATTGCATACCCGTGATAGCGCATACGAATTCTTGTAGTTTCTTCATTAAATCCAATTAATAAAGTCCGTGGATCACGTTGTTCACCCGCCGCAACCCCCATTGATTGATAACCCTCCACATAATGCCATGGCGCGGGCCACTCATTTCCCTGATCATCAACGCCACGGTAAAATTCCATTCTAACGTTATTTCCGCCGCCATTCGGATCAGCAACATAAGCATAAGCTATGTCAGTTATTGTTACCATACGCACAAAATTGCGCTGTTCAATTTCCGGACGTTCTTCTTCCTCTCGTGGACGAGATGATTCAATTGACAAAAATACACGTCTAAACGGTGGTTTTCTTAATTTTGATAGATTCGTAGCTGCAAGTTCAAGATTCGCCTGTAAATCTGTCAATAATTTTGACAAATTGGCAAAATGTTGTATACGATCTAACCGCGATTTCCAACGACTAAATTCTATCTTATTCAACCTGAGTATTTCATAAATCTGCGACTTTGCCGAATAACGTGTAGTAAGCCCAGCCGCCCCTACTGAAACATTAATAGACGTAAATGGATAAACCGGTTCGCTGTTTTCGTTACTAAAATTGGCAAAAAAATTAATTTCGGGTAATTCGGCGACAGTAACTTCTAAGAACTCGTCTCGATAATCGCTGGCTGTAATCTGTTCGGCTTTTTGAGTCATATCATCAATGGGTGAAATTGGATTTTGTCTCGTCCATGGAGCATATTTATCATCTATTTCACCGCGGTAATTATACAAACCACTACCTCTAATAGTACTCCCATCATCGCCATAACGAATATTATATTGAACTGGAATTAGAAACTGATCAATAAAACCAAGCGGAATAATAGTAATGCGCGGATCATTCATATCTTTAGCAGTTAAATAAAGCTGATATCTATCTTCAATGCTACCACTACTTGCTAAATACTGATTATTATTATAGCTAAAAGCTTGTAAAGTTTGTAAATTAGCCAACATAGGATGCAATTCCACACCAGACACAACAATTTCGGGCAATGAAACAAAAATGCGCGTATCCTCAATTCCAGGAAAAACAGAACGATTATTAGTGGGAGAATATAACATCACATCTACTGGCAAATAAATAAAATCATTATCTTCATTCCATTCTACATAAGAAGCTGGCGTAGACGTTCCATCGACGCCAAATCCCTTTACTTGTGAACGCGGAATCTTAACAAAGGCAGAAATGCGCCCATCTTCATAAAATGGCGATAAGACATCATCGATTTGAATATTATCAACATTATCATGTACCCACGCCGCGTCTATAATTGAACAATTGCGTAAAAATTCCTCCGAGGGTTGACAATAGTACAATTTCCCATAATAAGTACGCGCGTGACGAGCAACCGCCTCATACCATGCACACAACCAATTACATGCCTCGGCGCGGCGATTATGTATTACGCGATAAACATCGTCTCTTCCACCACCAAATGAAATAGCAGCATCCAAAGTGCTCCCCGTTAAACCATAAGCATCAGGGTCCAATCGCGATTCCATCCAACCGCGCGGCAAATCATCACCTTTAGATAATAATTCCTGTCGTTTATAGTAAACCCAATGCTCGATAGACTTAAGCGCCATTTTTAATTCATCATCGGTCGGATAGTATTTCTGTAATTTACCGTTATGATCATGATAAACAATTTGGATATCATTCCAGGCGGGTAATAGACGAGCCGCTCCTAAATCGACCAGATTATGATATTGACAAAAGGGAATAGTTCCTACACTACCCTCTTTTTTAGCTCCAAGAACTATATATTTTCCAGGACGATCGGTATAATCATACCCTTGACGCCAATTAATCTTATATTTATCCTGGAAGAATGTTTTATCAATACTAATGGGTTTACTACGGTCAACCAGTTTAATTTCGCCATCATAATAATAAACATCAAATCCGCAATCATCAAAAATTTGCAACAAAGCATCAAACAAAGGGGTTAAATTAAAACTCCATCGATAAGCCTCCAAGTTGCCCAATTTATTGATAATAATCCCGGGACTGGGGAGCTTAACAATGCCCCAATTCATTACCGCTGTATAAATTTCACCATAAGTAGCACCATAATTAGCCATTAACCACAAGGGGGAATTAACTGTATAAAGATCTCCGCCAGTATTAAGCTCTTTCGGAACAACAATAACATTTTCTAAATTGCTTTTTAATAATGGTTCGGTATGAATCAGATATTTATTTAAATCAATTTTCCGCCCATCTTCACAGCGAACGCGGGTAACATATCCATTTGCAGAAATATCTGTATCAACGTGAGTTACATACCCTTTAAAATACATCGCACCAACTTTAATAGCGCACGGCTGATTAATCGAATCAATTTTTACAGGAATCTTATCGGGTGCAACAAGTTCTAATTCCAGGCTATGGGGAGTACTATTAAAACCAAAATTAGCATTAATGCTAGCAATCCACACTTGTCCAAAACTGTCAGGAAGTCCAAGATTAACATCGACTTTGCTACTATCATTAAAATATAACGGCTCGCCGATACCTGAAACATAAATATATGGACTATCGATCATGATGCCCCCTATTTATTGTAACCTATTCTCAATGTATCTATCACCGGAATTTTTCGCGCATCCTCTATCCTTACATACGGAATATAATCACCTGGCAAAACATATTGTGCGACCAAATTTAACGAATTATTATATTGTGTAACACCATTCCCAAAATCCCAATATAATGTATAAGGATAATTAATTCCAGACAATGAAACACTAAAGTCAACTAACAATGAGGGCGGGACCAAGCCCTCACGTGGAATTCCAGACAAATTAATATATGGATAATCAGTATATCCAGACGGTAACAAGTTGACTTTTTGAGAATCTGAACCACGTCGCCCGTATTTGTCATATCCAATTACAATTGGACAATAAATTCCGCTACTACTATAATAATGTTGTAACTGCCATATATTATCAGTAGTTACAAATGAATCAGAATCGCCGTCTGACCATACAAAATCAACTCGCCGAATACCACTGCTAATTGCTTGATTATTAACGTCGAAAGCATATCCAGAAGCTGTAACGGTAACGTGCAAACCACTAACAACTATATCAATTATTTTAATATATGGGTTTTTCCTTATGCGATCGATCACAATGTGTGAATCAAATTCGTCGTTTGTAACGATATTAGCGAGAAGCGTTGCATCAAAATCATTATTATTAATGGCGTAGAAATTAAATTCAGCATCACTATAAAATTCTTGCTGATATGCAAAATCGGAATTTGCCTTTATTAATGTTCGATCTAAACATTCAACAATAGAATTGTCATAATCATACCACGTTGCAACAGTAAAACCACCAAAGTTAATATTGTAAATCCCACTTACAGACGGCAAATAACCACCACATTCGGTTGTTCTCAAAATTGTATCAAGCGCGTTAAGATACCCACCCAAAAAAGTATCGCTTATATCACCGGCAACATAAACACCACCATCATAGAAGAATAAATGCTCATCTCCCCACGACCAATAAGCGCCACCAAATCGTCCCTCTTCTGTTCCCCGAAAAGAGAATGTAAAACCACCAAATAAAGTTTCTAGCGTCGAAAGAGAGATTATGTATCCACCAAAATCAGCTCTTTCATACTCTTTTTCTCCAAGATACAAACCACCAAACAAACCACTATCCCATGGACGCCCCATAGCACTCAAACAAACGCCACCATAGTAATTGTTATAATATGGCAGTTCGCCATAATAAGTAACCTCCGGTCCGACATGCAAAATATATTCTGTATCAACCCAATCGGGCGGAACATCATAATCCATTACCCCAGAGGCAAATTCAGGATAAACGGAAAAGCGAGCTTGTTCCATATAACCTTTATAAATATAAGAACTATTATTCAATCCACCAAGCAAAGTTAACCCCAATTCATCGCCATAAAGCGCAGTTGCGATTCCCTGTGTGCCCGTTACTACTGGTTGACCATTAATATAAAGAGTAAATTTCGAACCATCTGATAAATTAGTCCGGTAAGCAAATCTGATATGAGTCCAGGCATCTTTTTTGAGCTCATTGAGTTTCCTAACATACAAATAGCTCGAATAATTATAATAATAATATCCATACAAATCATCATAAGAACAATACAATCTTAGCAAATAAGAAGAATTATTATCACGATATCGCGTAAAAATATACTTTGTGCCACCGTAATCAGGTTTTAACCAACAATCAAAAGCAAAACTTCCGCTAGGATGCGTTATATTATTGGTGTAATCAATTCTCAACGAACCATTATAAATACCACTAAAATAAACACAACGATCTAGACGCCCTGGATGTCCTTTACTAATTGCCCCATCAACATTGGCAATACCACTAGTAAACCCTGTCGAATCTTCAAAAGATGAATAATCACCTATAGAGGGATCATCGTTCAGCCTGTAAAGAAATTTATCGCGAAAACCGCTTTCAGTTGGTCGTCCGAATGGTTGCTCCCATGTAATCGTAGGTGAATAAGGGGCTTGAGGGAAATTATAATTCTTATAAGGCGGAGGTAACTGCTCTATATTTCCGCTAGGATTACCATAATAAACGTAATATTTCCAATCATAATCAGTTAAATAAACTCCAGAAGGGATATAATTTTGCGCGGGAAAATAGATTTTTTGAGGGGAACAACCAGAGGCTATATAATATGGAACATTAATATGATAGCTTCCACTTGTAAAAATAATGCGCAGATCTTGATAATCAGCACGTAATTTCTCTTCAGAGACAAGCGAATCTAAGTCAAGTTCAATATGCAAAAAATGAATTCCTGACTCATATGGTCCTCCTGAGGGAACAACGTTGGCTATATGTCGTCTGTAAGCCCAGCGCGAATCCCACCAATTGTCTGTCGATGTATCAGGTGGATGAAGATATAAATAATATGGTGTGAATGTTCCGGCGCTATCTGATGATAAATATAAATAAATTAAAGAAGAATCCCCGACAAACGTGGGAATCTGAAAATAAACATTTGTAGTATTAGAATGAACACCACTGGACATTATGTGTTTTTAGCTCTTAGCCGGAATAATACGTGCTGTGTTGAACCAATATCATTTACCCAATCCCATGCAAAAACATAACCACTTCCTTGCGGTGCATTTTTTAAGTCACCAGCAGACAACCCGGTTGTAGGGTCGCCTACTCCCGTTTTACGAGTTGCAACTTGCCACGTAGCCCCACCATCGGTTGAATATTCAGGAATTATCTCGACATTTTCGGTAGGAACCTCTCTAAATAATCTATAATTAAAAACTGCCTTTTCTAAATCGATACTTGGACACCCTGACATTTCAACATCGGGGGCGTCTTTGTCCCAAAAATCATATGCAAACCATGTTGTACTATCTAACGGTCCATTGGTTGAAATTAATTCCATTCCCGAACCAGTAAATTTATATTCATCGAACCCACCCGTATCAGCTACAAATACAATGCGACATTCACCAGAGGCAGCAGCATCAATACAACCATGAATATGTCCATTCTGCGTTTTCCAGGTAGAAGGAATTATATCATCAGTTTTCTCGGTCCAGTTAATACCATCTGATGATTCAAATAATACAATTCCGCTAGTCCCTGTTCCCCCTGTTCCACTAGCGTTCAAAAAAGCATATAATTTATTATTTAATTGACAGAGGTAACCAGCATAACCAATTGAAACATCATATTTTCCACCAGATAAATCAACTCCATCATCAATGGCTGAATTAACTAATGTTAAGTCTGCCGTTTGATTGAAAGTTGAGCCAACCCAACCAACACGTCCATCAGAAAATAAACAGTATAAGAATACTCCTGAGGGTGAATTAAAAACTGAAAAACACTTAGAACATTGTTCATCAGTGCATGGTTGTAAATGTTCTCCCGAAGAAGGTAAATAAATAGCTCCAACCGACCCCATTGAAGTAGATGATATATCGTAATCTGGATGTGGGGCAGTAGAATAAATCCCAAATGCTGTGGCAACATAAATCATATTATTATAAACAATCAGATCAGTAATATGCTCACAATCCTGATAATCTGAACTTTTTTCGAACTGACGAGTTGTATAATTAGAAACTACAACATTTCCACCTTGATCGCTTAGTCCCCATGCCGTCCAAGATGCAAAACGTAACTGATGATTACGGTTATAAGTAGTACTACTACCATTTTGACCATAATAATCCCAAAATAAATAAACACGATTTTTAAAACTAATTAGTCCTGGCATAGCATAGGGCGCACTACTCAAACTAAAACTATATGACAAATTTTCCCAAGTATTATTTATAGAATCATATCTAATTAAACGCCAACTATTTGAATAATAACGAACAGTAATCAAGTGTCCCTTAAACCAAGTGGACAAACGATGACATGCCGAATTAGAGGCAATATAATTGGTTGATGCCCATGTGATATTGGCAGTCGGTTGACCAACTGAACCGCGATAAAATGGATAACAACAGTTTTCAGTTCGAATTACATTTTGCGTACTCATCGATTATACCCTAAACGTAATGTATCGACCACATATATTCTACCGTCATCTAGCCTTACCCACGGAATATAGTCACCAGGTAAAATATACTGCGTTGTATTTTGTAAAGAATTATTATATTGAGTAATCCCATTACCGAAATCCCAGTATAAATTATAACTATTTACACCAGAAATACTTACAGTAAAATCAACATACAAAGGCGGCGGAACCAATCCTTTTCGTGGTGAGCCACTTAAGCTAACAAACGGCATACTTTCACCAGAGGGGAGCGCTAATCCTGACGCCAGATTCAAATAAGCAAAATCACCGCCAGACCGCCCGTATTTATCACGCACAATTACAATTGGACGGTAAATGCCACTGTGATAATAAGTATGTTGCGCTGACCAAATGCTTCCGCTGTTAACGGGATTGCTAATAATTGTAGAATCATTATCTCCCCAAATAAAAGCTACGTAATGAATACCGCCTTCAATGGCATTATTATCTTTATCAAAAGCATAACCAGATGCAACTGCAATATAGGTATAAGGAACCGTCCCACTTTCAGGACCATTCAACATCATCACAAACGGGTTTTTGCGCGTCTTACCAACGATAAGTTTCGCATCAAATTCATCATAATAACTATAACGAACATTCAACGTGCCATCAAATTCACTATTTTGCTGTCCGTAAAATGTAAATGCTGCATCAGAAACAAAACTTTGTTGTACAACATTATCGCTATTTGCTTTAATTAAAACGCGTCCAAGTGCCTCTGTAATTGTGAAATCAGTATCATCATAACTACACCATAATAATGCACCAAAAAGTCCGCTTTGTAAAATGTTAGACCAACTTAATCCGCCATAAAGATTTTCGGGAGATTGTATAACAGTTGAAATAATTCCACCAAAATAACTCAGGAATCCCGATAAACTATGTGCAATACCACCAAACAATCCTGACAATGCAGGAGCATCGGAAAGCGTAAATCCGCCAAACAAAGCATGAGTAGAAGTCTTATATTCAATTTGTCCAGTATAAGTAATATATTGATTATCAATCCAATCTGGCGCACACTGATATAAAGAAAGTGGTGTAGTTCCACTAATCGCTGGATAAACAAATGTTGAGTATCGTAACTGTTCTAACCATCCCTTATAAGTATAAAGACTACCATTTTGACCATATTTTCTTCCAATAAAAGCAGAAGTTAAATCACCACCGAAAAATGCGGTATTTTCAGCATATGCCTGTGTATCAACGCTATTTCCATTGTATTTATTAACTAACTTTCCATCTCTATAAATCTGAATGCGACTATATAAATAATCTCCTCCGGTACGATAAGCTATACGATAATGATGCCATTCACCTGAAGGGACATAAGAATTTTCTTCTTGATGTAAATCTTCTTGTGAGCTAAACAAACAACGAGCAAATATATAATAATCATCATTCGATTGATAAATAGCCACTACAGGGAAATTTTCTGTATCGAAAGTTGACTTTACTTTAGCAAATATATACGCCGTTGCCGTTCGTCCTGCTGTCTCCGGTTTACACCAAAAATCTATGCACCAATCACCAGATGGATGAGCCCAATGTTTGTCATCTTGAGGAATTTCTATCCAACTGCCGCTGGATGCATTATAGTAATAACCATTAAAGTATGTACAAGTGTCCAGAACACCCGAATGTCCTTTTTGAACATTAATATAATCTTTTGACTCACCTTGTCCATGATTAGTGGCATCAGTAAACCAGCGTGGATCATTAGGATCATCGTTTAAACGAAAAAGATATTTGTCTCTATATTTACCATAAGGTGTTTCAATCCAATCAGGATGACAAGAATATGGTGCCTGGGGGAAATTAATATTTTGGTACGCACCAGGAAGTTCTTCTAAATTACCACTTGAGTTGTTAAAATACAAATAATATGTGCAGTCATCTAACTCACCAATATTTACATTAGATGGAATATTATTCTGAACCGCAAAATATATTCGCGCTGGTGAAATTCCCGATGCTATATAATATGGAATATTGATAGCATGGTCCGATTTTTGGGCAATAACTCGCAAATCGCCAAAATCATTTCTTAACAGTCCGCGAGAGATTAAATAATTTAAATTAGCCTGAACACACAAAAAATGCACCCCCGATGAATATGGACTACCGCTTGGTTCGCTATATAAACGAACGCGATTTTGCCAATGAGGGTGCCACCAGTAGGTTAAAGCCATTTACATGCGCCGGTCATTACATCAATGCGTAATACCTCTTTAATTTTATCATTCTTCTGTAGAGCTAAGTGAACATAATTTACATCACCGCAATATAAACGATGCTTGCTCACTAAGTATTCTTGCTGCCCTTCAAGATTGATATGTTCAGTAATAATAACCCGTTCGCCAACCTTAATATTAAATGGATTCTTTATTTTGAAACGTTTTTTAGGATTATGTAGAGCATAACCCTCAGCTTCATTTTCCGAAATCAATGTACCAATACATTCTAACATCCCAGTCGTCGCCGTATAATAAACGTAGGGTTTCCATCCGTCCAAAATTTTGATATCATATGCAACTACTTTTTGCAATAACGGAATCCACAATTTTACTACAAGATAATCCTTACCTTCACGCTTTTCAATGCGTTGTTCTATATTCTTGATACTCATAGATCTCCCGGTAAATTAATACGCGCAAACTCATCGGTCCAGTCGTAGGTAAAACGAAAACGAAAAGTTCCAACACCTAAACCGCCATATTGTCCAACTGCATGTTCGCCCGAAGGAAAAATAATAGAAGAATAAATAATTTGAGTATGTTGATTAAGCCCTATACCGCTTAACCATGGACAACCATCCCAACGATAAATGTTCTGTCCAGACGGTATGCTGTGCGGAATTTCGTAAGCACCATACCAGCCGCTACCCAAAAATAAATTTCTTTTCCACTTACCGCTTGGCAAAATTTGTATATATGGACGTGGGGAAATACCGCTAAAAGCTGCATCTGATTCTAACCAAAGTTTCATATTAAAAATTGTAATATGGTTATTTATTCGTGAATCATCATAATCAGCTTTCGGCATATACAAAAAGGCAATAGTACGTGAAACCCAATGCGGCTCAGTAATAGGAGTAATTCCAGATCCATAATTTAAAAATCCCGATGGTTCTATGGAAATCGCCGGACAACTACCAGCTAATTGTTCAACATCATCATGCCCGGATGGTAAAATTAGATTCCAACCCGATGGACCAAAAACAATGTCCGGGCGATATTGAACGCACATTATTTTCGGGCGCAATGCACCAATTATTTTATTATGATAAATGCCACTTTGATTAACACCAGCCATTTTTAATCAAATAAACTATTTATATTATCCATACTATAGGTTACTCTTATTCGTAAGCCAGATGTAGGAGTTCGCCCATATTCACCAACGGGCACAGTCCCTGACGCCGCTAAGGCAAAATACATGTATTCAGAAGAATCGGCATCGCCAGAACCATGAATAGTTAACCCACCGTCACAACGGAACAAGTTTTGTTTTTCAGGTAAATAATTTGGTAATACCTTGCTAGGATCGAATATATCGGCAAATTGAAATTTTTTATTGGGCTGCCAAACTGGGCTATGTTCATATAAAATCTTATAATCTTTAATTAGAAAATCAGAATCGTCGCTAACCCAAACGCGCATGTGGGTTACGCGCGTCGTATCACATTCACGATCAGCTAATCGAAAAGTTAAACAACGAGTGTCACTAACTCCGCTACCACTGCCAATATCAACATCATTGAAATCAAAGATTACTAACCCAGTTTTAAGCTGCCCCATGCCGCTACCTACCACACCTAAAAATGCTTCATGTGTGCGCAAATGTCTATATCCAGAAGGATTAGACTTGCTTAAATCCCACCAAATTAGTTCAGGATAAACACCAACCCATGGTAATTCAAATGTTGACGTTTCAAAAGCTATACCATCAATAACGTTTAAACTAAACGGTAGCGTATATTGCCATAATCCTATACGTTTCTTACTCATTATTGTGGATCGCTCAATAATGGAACTACGCGCAGTTTACAATATTTATAATTAACATTATAACCAACATCTCGTACAAAATCCCAATAAAAATTATGCCATTCTCCAGAGGGTGAAGAAGATAAATAGGTTGTTCCCTCACCTAAATACTGTAAAGTAAAATAATCACGTTTGCGGCTACAATCCTGCCATGTACAACCGTCATCTAATGAATATTGAATTACAACATCAAAATGGCGACTATATCTATCCATAAGTTTATATTCTAACAAAGCATAATCTAAACATTTATATACAATTGGAGTTAATTCTGCCGTCGGTTCGTTATAATAGGTACCAGACGGCATATAAACATTCGGACCAATTCCATTGTACGCTGTAAAACCGCCCGCGCCACCAAATGATGGAATGAGATGCCATGCAATTTGAGTCCAATTATTATTACTGTCATATTTGAATAAATATGCCACATTGGCAGTTTCAGCGCCCATTGTCAAATTACCCAAAACGCCCCCACGACACGCTGTATAAAATAATACATACAAATCATTTTTATAAGTATCAACATAAGTGTAGACGTGCCCTTGACGAGTCTTCATAATAGATGGCAACGAATCAGTAACATCATACCACACACTTAAATCTTCGCTATAAGCATGATAAACTCCTGAGGGACCGCCCAGAAAAACATGAATTTTATCATTATAGCTTACTATATCACCTTTAGTGGCGCGCTCAAATCCGTAAGCACGAGCATGAATGCCACCATATATTAAATCACCAAGCCAATTAAAATTGGTCAGATTTTGTTTATGACTACGTTCGCCACGTTTCCAATCGCCCACAATAATGCGCGAAATCACGCCACTTGCCTCTAGCATATATAAATTACCATTATGTTTGGCAAGCCACTTAGGGTTGGGTGAGTAAACATCTTTGTTAGAACTATAAACTAATTCAATGTCATTTTCACCGCTACCATGAACTACTATTAGGTCACATGAATTACAAGCAACAATTTTATTTTGATATTCTATACAATCGGTCATATTGAAATTATAAGTCCAAAAATCGCGCAAATTATTATCATAAGCAATTGCATTGTTATATTCATTTTTCATCCATTGTGGAACGGGGACCAGTAATGACGAACGATAAATCGAGGTAAGTCCACTACCATTATTAAGTTCGGGATTGAAAACTCCATAAACATACTGCAATAAACCTGATTGGGGTCCGTAAATTATAACAGCCTCCTCACCACTTGAACGAACAGCACCACGTTGCCTTACATCTGCCGCACCAACAAAAATAATATTTCCATTATAATTCAAAAAAGCTGGCATTAAGCCATGATAATGGTGGCTATCAATTCCTGCTCTATCATGGGAACCAAATAAAACATGTACACCGTGTTCATTGCTTAATAAATTTTGTGCATAATAATCGTATTCTGCAAAAACATGATTAAAGATATAACCACCATATTTTTCACCATAATTATATTCGCTAACATCTAAAAAGGCAGTATAAACATCACCACGTAAAACAGCTAAACTTGCATTACTAAGATAAATACCTGGTAGCGCACTAAAAGTTCCATCAGCCTCATGTCTTATTAATGTTTTAATATCACTAAAATAAGCTGTCAATTCACCACGTGTAGCATCGGAATCCGGGGCTTTATCTACCCAATGATGTAAACTATGGAGTGTTGCCCCATCTAAAATAAACAATCTATCATTGCCACGATAAACAAACTTAATCATTGGCGTAGGCTCTTATTCGTAACTGTACATATGGTAGAATACTACGGCTTCCTATATCTTTTGTATAATCCCAGGCAAACATGTATTCCTTACCAATTATACCAGATGGATCTGTTGAAATATCGCCTGTGCTTAAATTAGTAGTTGGACAAGATAAGGTTGAATGAGGTGTAGCATCATACCAATTAATATAATCAGTAGTATATTGAACCTCAATGTTTACATTTCTGAAAAACGGATAATCATAAATTCTAAATGGTTGCCAAACAACACGATTAATTCGATCTTCCTTAGGAAAGCGCTCATAATAAGTACCTGAAGTTAACACCACCGCTGGTTCATGCATATCTGTTGGCTCAATCCACATTAATTGCTTACATTGAAATTGGTTTCTAAAAATGAAATTCCCATTAGAATCTAATACATAATACAATACTTGATTAGAAACACCTGAATTACTCAAATAATAAGTATTATTCTGGAAAGCATATTCATCCTCTACAAAGAAAAGATGCAGCCTATCATCTGTCTCATCTTTCCAACCAAGAATATGATAATTTGTTACACCAACCCAATTGTAACCGCTATTAGCAACACCTACAGGACGCAAATTATTATCAAATCCAGTCGGTTCAATTGTATAAGTCGGCGCGAGATAACGGGTTATCGATTGATAACGCATCGGAATATCCCAACTGGAGGGTGAAGAATCATAATCGCAATTATAAAAAGTTCCACTTCCCTGCCAGGTGGCTTTGATACCATCGCGCTGACACCAACCAGAAGGCTCACATTTTATTGCCGGTCCATTAATCCCTGATGGCTGACCGTTGGCTACGGTATCAAAATTATTATATCCAGAAAATCGATAAGGCGAAATAATACCTAAGTAAGTCGTTAAATTCATTCCAGAAGGTGGAATAATTCCGCTACTCGGCAAATCAAAAGTATGATCGGTCCATTCATCAAAATTAGTCGTAGAAGCGCAAAAAACACCGCGCCGCTGTTTACCATTTTCTTCATATAAATAATTTAAAAAAACATACAGTCGCCCGCCAACATCGCCAGCAAAGCACATATAACTATTTCGTTTCCAACCTTCATAACCAATTTTACCGCCAAAAATTCCAGAACCATGCGGTGCTTCAAAATAATCACGCACATCACAAACCAAACTTATATATCCATTATCAAGTTTCAATATCTTTCCGTCATTCTGTAGAAAGAAAAGTTCACCATTATAAATAAAAGGATACTTATAGCAAACACCATATGGTGTAGTATCATCATAATCCCAATAAGTTAAACAATAATAACGATTCGTATAAGAATCTTCTATATCTTTTGTATTCTGAGCCAATATTAACGAAGGATAACTAAAAGAAGGAACGCCAGGAATAACAATACCAACACTATCATCCGTAACGGCTACAAAAATTCCTTTGTAATGAACCACTTTTAAAGGTATGGTAAACTCAATATAAGTTGGATTAAGTTGTACAAAATCATCATCATAATATTGAATACCACGTCCGCCGTAGTCACGGGTTTCGATACCCCCCCAATATTCTCCGTAAAACCAAGCAAACTGTCCAGGAATTGCTATATAACCTGACCCCTCATATAACTCCTCTGCAGAGTGCCAACGATGTTGAGTATGATGGATATAACGAGCGGCATATTTGAACAAATCAAACCATTGAGTTTCACGTCCATCAAAAATATGAACACCATCAATAAATGATAATAATGCTAAACTTTCATTATAATTACGATCCAACCGTGCAATTCTTTTATAATACGCATCTTGAATAATGTCATGAGTTTCTGCATTTGAAAAGTTGTCACCAAGGGCAGCAACCATATAAATACGAGGATATTTAATGCCACTAGGAGGACAAACATAATTTTCTAATGAAGATAACCCATATGGACAAAATGCCCAAATACATTCATCAGCGATACTATCTACTCCTACAGTTTCCCGAAATAATAATTCTTTACCACACCAAGCTAAACAACGGCTGCCAAAATTATCCTGATTATCCCAATCGGTTTCATATATGTAATGTGAACCATCTTCTACACGTTGAATGTTCGGTTTAGGCAAATGACAGACATTTCCACTTGGACCAATAAAAATTAAAAAAGGATATCCGTCAGTCCAAGAATACCCAGTTCTACCAACCGCTTGTCCGGCTAAAATTTTACCTGCGTACATTATAGATATTTATAGGTTACTCGATATCTAAAACCATTAGTTCCATCGCCGCCGTAAATGCCTACTGGAATGTTTGGATCAACTCCGACACTTAAATAAATATACTGGCTAACCGAATTATCCGTTCCTGCCTCAGTAATCTCTTTAACACCATCCCATTTATATAAATTCTGCCCGCTGGGTAGCGACAACGAGGAATACATTCCGCTGCTATGAGTTAATTTCAGTCCCGAGTGCCACATTCCAGTAATGTATTGATTAAAATAAACATTATAATCAGTCCCCAAACCAACAAAGTCAGAAGTAGAACAAATCCAAAACTTCATATCAAAGATTTTTTGAGTGGCATCACCCATATCATCAACAACCCACACAACACACTTAGTGGGCGAATCAACAATTACACCACTACTAATATCCAATGTGCCAAAATCCAAAGCGCCACCAGCACCAGTGTGAAGATTCTTAATATAACCTGACGCCGTGGTTAAATGACGTTGTCCGCTTGGATCTGGACCATTAATGTCAAATAGTGCAAAATGAGTGGTTGGCGGATTCATTTACTTTTCTCCTCTATAGATAAGTCAAATAGCTATTATATGCCGGTGCAGTAAATGCCCATCTAATGCTAAATTCTACAATATCCCCGCTATCATCTATAGAATACGTTTTCTGAACTACCCTGTAACTCGTTCCATAACCAGTAGGAGCAGCTGCTGCAATTCGAGCATTAATAAAATCTTTTAACAAATACAACGGATAATCGCTTTTCTTTTGGGCACGACCCCGAATAGTCACGTAACCTTCTGTTGAAGTTCCCAAATCTTGAACTACTGGACCATCGGGTTTATCTACAATAGTATGAGTGGCATAAAGAGTAACCGGCTCATCTATTTCTTTTACTAATTCAAAACTAATAATTCCAGACGGTAATGCATTAACATCATCAACGAAAGATACATCATAGGTAATTATACCATCGAATTTATTCTCAGTTAAATTTAACGAACGCGGTGATTGGCTTAGGTTACGCGTACCTCCATATCTTAAATAAACTCCAGACGCTACACTAGGTAAACGCGGCAAAACATTAGCCCATCCCTCTAAAGCATGCTGATAAGCCGCATCTCCTCGTCCCAAGCCACGTATTTCACCATCAATGTCAACGTTAACACTACCATTTTCATTAACACTATAAGAAGCATTATAAACATGAATATATGTTCCAGAAGATAAAATAAATTTTTCTGTTACCTCATATGTGCTTTCATAAGTATCAGCATTTTCTACGCGAAATGATTCATATGGTTGTAACGCACCGGAACCCTCCGTAAAAGCGGGCATAAAACTTGGTGCATTATTATAACCTACTTTTGACAAAACAAAGTCGCGCGCGTTTTCTAAAGCATTGTTACCGCTAGTAGCTGTATTAAGCCCCTTAGCACTAATATTGTGTTCAACCGTGATGGTACGACGGTCTTCGTTTTCCTCGTAGGACCAAGTTTCAGAATAAGTCTCGATATTACCTATTGCGCCCGATTCTTTAATGAAAAGCTCGGCGGTATAATCAATACGGTCAACCCACACACCCTCAGTAAACTCTAAACTATTAACGCGCGGACAACCCGAAACAAGAACGTCTCCATTATAAACAATCTTAAAAACTTCATTATCACGACTAAGTGCATCTTCTAATTCTTGACGCTTCTGCATTATTACGCCAAAGTCGCCGCTCGGAAATAGTAAGGTTCCATTCAGCCCATAAGTAATCGTGCGATAAATTAAATTTTCCTTTTCATCGTACTCTTGAGCTATACTATAAGTAATTAACGGTGCAGGAAGAAATTGATAATTACCGTAATAAACCTCCGCCGCCATTTTTATACTCCATCAACACCCATTTCTTTCAATCTTTGTAATATATTCAATAATGTACTCTTAAGAGCCGTAAATTCTGCCCGCGATACGGCTTGTTTCATGTTACGTTGCCAGATACGCTCAATTTCGCTGGATAATTCATTAATACCACTAATATGAATCTCGCGCCGACCATCAAGAGAAATATTAATTTTCTGCTCTGGTTTTTCTTTAACCTTGTTGTTTATTTTTTCAATAAGCTGTTCAACTCGATTGATCAACGAACGAAAATCAGTCGTCTCAATAGTTTTTTCTTTGATAATCTCTTTCCTAATCGGCGCATTAACAACCTGCGCCATTGTATTCTGCAATTTATCCGGCAAATTCAACTGCCCGAAAATCTTCTTAGCTTGATCCTTAGTAAGAATTAGTTCTGACGTATTGGCAACCACAAGTTCGCTTCCACGTGGCATTTCACGTTTTTCTCGCTCTGCCGCCATTTTTAATGAGAATAATTCGGCAGGACTAAGTCCACCGGCGCGTGTTTGAGTTCCGGCAACTCGATATATGCGAATTCTAACATTATTAATCGCGGTAATTAACTTACTTATCCAGCCGGGTAAATTTTGCCTAATAAAGTCCACACTAGTGCTGATTGACTTAAGAAGTACGTTAGTTCCGTCAGCAATAGTATTAGTAATATCTTGATTAGTTCCAATTAATGTATTTTGCAAACTAATTAATTCGGCTTGTTTCTCTATTAATGCCTGTTTAAGACTTTCAATGCGATCGTGTAATTCCTCAACTGTTTTCTTTGAATCGGCAATAATTGCATTTGATTGTTCAATTATTTTTTTATTTTCGGCAACGGTTTCTGCACTTTTAAGAACTGCCAGGGTCACCTCGTCCATTTTGCTTTGTACCGCAGTAACGCCAACAGTATTCTCTGCGATTTTGCCAGCTTGAAACTTAGCTGAGGCAGAACCCTCTTGTAATACATTATACAGTTGCATAAACTGATTTTGTAAATTCGCCTGAAAACTTAATTGCTGATTAAGCTGAGCCTGAAGCAACTTGCGGCGCTCTAAGGCTTCGGATAATTGCTGCTCTAATGTTTGTTCTTGATTAAAAGCAGCCTGTCTCAATTCATCGATTTTTTCGCGAGCCTGTTGAGCTTCCTGTATTTGTTTCTCCGTTTGACTTAATTCTTGTTCCAGCAAATTAACCATCATGCCGGTAGAATTAGCTGTGCGTTGTTGAGCATCAAAAGCCTTTTTATTAAGATCGGCGACCTCTGCACTCTTGCGAATAATTTCTTCATTGAGCCGTTCTAAGGCGGTAGTATCAATGCCGATACGCTCAAGTCCAGCTTTAGCAATTTCAATTTCGATACCTGGACCACGTTGTAGTTTTAATAATTCAACCACAGTGTCGCGCAAAAATAAGGGTACTTCTGACAAATCACGATTAATATATTGCATAGCCAAGGCTATTTTGGCAAGACGAGAATAATTTGCAGTATACAGCCCCTCGCCAAATCTTTTAATACTGTTAAATTGATCTTGCAAAACATTAATAATTTGCTGGTTGAGATCTGCCCGAATACGATAAATAGCCTCTTCGCTTGCTGCTATACCATTAACTGCCGCATCATATGAGGCGGTAATAGCATCAATCTGATCTTGCCAGGTACGATATATTCCTAATTGCCTTTTAATGCCGATTAAATATTTTTGATTTTCATAATTAAGATTTATCGTCGCATCATTGATTTCTCTAATACGTTGATTATGTTCCTCAAATGCCCGAACAAGTGCGATTTCCTCACGTAATTGTTTAGCTTTCGTCTCTAATTCCGGCAAACGAGCAACCTTTTTTGCTAATCTTGGCGGTGGGGTCCATGCTATTTGAGCTTGTAACTTAGCAATTGTTTTATCTAAATCAAGCAAACTATTACGTAAACCAGCTATTTTGTCCGCGGTAGTATTAATCTTCGATGATAGATCGCCTAGTTTACGAATATTAATACTTTCAATTTCTCGGGTTAAACGCTTACGTTCTTGTTCAATTGCCCGCTCAGCTTGCCTGCGATCTTGTTCAGCTTTTTTTGCTCGTTGAATGTTTTTAATAATAAGATCATATAAAGCATTAATTTGCTGCTCAACAGATTTTTTAAATTCTAGTGCAACCGTTGCTTTTAATTGTAATTCGAAAGCTTGCACATAAGGAGTGGCAGCTTCACCTAATTTCTGTTTAAGTTCTTCAATTTTTTCTTTCTGAAAATCAATTAGTTTCGCTCGCTTTTCAGCAAAATCAGCGTCAATCTTGGCAATCTTAGCAAATGTGACTGCAGTAGCTTGGGCTAAATCATCCTGAGCTCTAATAACAGCATCTAAATTTTGAATACCTAACTCAATATCACGTAACATAAGTGCCGATTGCAGACGGTTAACCTCAATTATAAACTGTTCCGTGGTAGTACGTGCTTTAATTGCTGCCGTTTCAAGTAATTTAAATAACTGTCCATACATATCGCGCCAACGACGAGCAGTTTGTTCCAAGGCGCGTTGCTTCATCTCCTCAGCCCGACGAGCAACCTCACCACTAAGTTTTTCAGCTTCATCTAAAAGTTTAATCTTTGTAACACTTGATTCAATTGCCTTAACGATTTCCTTAGCAAATTCAGGATGAGCTTTAGCAAATTCTTCTAAAGCCTCCTTAGCCTCCTCTATTCCAGTTGCCTGATCGCGCATATAAGCAACAGTCTCTTGAAATTCTCTCTGTAAACTATTAAGTCCATCCTCTAATGCTTTAATACCAACACTGGTAATATTATCTATTTCGCCGGGCAACTCAACAAACGCATCGCGCAATCCATAAGTTGCCGTTACCATATTTCTGAAATTAGTAAAAGCACGATTGCTAGCAGATTGAAGTCCTTCCAATGCGCTATTAAAATCAATAGTTTGAGTAGTGCTGAACTTTAATAAGTCATTAAAATATGCTAACTGAGTTCCGATGTCTTTAATCGCACCAACTGTTTGATCGCCAGTTTCAGTCACGCCAGTAAATTCAATTGTAAATCCTTCACGAGTAATATCCTCAATTAAAGCGCCAAGATTAATTAAATCACGATTCACTGGACCATAATTTTTCTCTACGAAATCGACAACAACTTGCAGCCGTTCTTTCGCTAAGTCAGACAACAACTGCCGGAAAAATTGGGTACGTTCGGTAACTCGATTAAAAATAGTATTCAAATCCTGCATTTGCTTACTGATTTGTACAAGCGATTGGAATGACTTATCCAAATTACGTGCTAATTCCCCAGCACCAGCCGTTAAAATAAGCTTTACATTAACTTTGCGCGGTAATGCTAAACGTGATATAAACTCTTCACCCAGTTTTCCACTAGCAAAAGTCTGTACTAAACGCGCATACCCTTTATTAACTAGTCCAATCCGTAATGCTTCGACAGAACGGGCTTTTGCTAAAACAGCCTGCGCATCAACAAGTTCCGCCGCCGTTCTTTCTTCTTCGGTAGCTAATTTCTCACGTGCTTTTAATGCTTCACTAGTACGATTAATAACCGCCGCTACAGTAGATAATGCCGCCCCAACTGCCGCAGCAGCAGGACCTAACGGAGCTAGAAACGCAGCACCTTTAGCTGCCGCTCCGCCAAAAGATAATAAATATCCACCTGTTTGCTCTAATGTGTTACCTGTTTTTACAATTTCATCACCAAAAGTTCCTATAACATTTCCAATAGATTCCAGGGCAGTCATTATTACAAGAGCACGACCAACTTCTTTTGCAAAATCTCTTGCGCCACCAGCCGCTTTTTGCATTGAGCGCGCCATCTGTTGCATGGCTACATTTGATGCGCGTACTTGTCGAACGCCTGGTCCAACACCACCCATTGCAACGGCTGGAGCGACGCCCATTCTCTGTTTAGTAAGCGCGTCAGCAAGCATACCGGTTTGTTTAAGGGCGGCATTTTGTTGTTGAATAGCAATAGTACTTTGTTCAACTGCGCGTGTAACCTGATTAAATCCATCAACTAACGCGCGTATTTGCGTTTCACTGCCGGTAATAAATGCTCTGAAATGACGTGCTGCTGTAATGATTTGAGGAATAAATACTTTACCAAAAATAACTAAAATTGTCCGTTTAAGTAATTGTAATACGCTAGCAGCATTCGTTACACCTTTACCAATAGACTCGGCGATCATCTCGCCGATAGTTTTTACCTTTTCAACTTCACTAGTATCAACTTCAAGAGCTAACTTCTTAGTCAAAAATTTATCCCAAGCTTTTCCAAGATCAACAATATGAACTAACAATGAACTCGCGCCAAGAATTAACTTACGATAAACATCAACCGCACCAATTTCTTTTAATGTAGTTACTAATTTAACAATAGCATTAACTAATTGACGATGGGCATAACCAACTGTTTGAGCCTCAATAGCTTCCTTACGTAATGCCGATGTAGAAGCCTCGGTAGCAATAGCTAATAACCGATGATATTTATCGCTACGACTTAACAATGCGGACAGCTCGGTAAAACGGCGCTTACCACCAGCCAAACGTGCCATAGCTGCCCGCTGAGTTTCATCCATATATTGCCACGCCTGAGCCATTAATTCAATAATTTCAGACGTGGTCTTATATTCGCGAGAGGCTGCCTCAGTATCACCTGCCAAACGTAAAGTATTTTTAGCAAGTTTAATAATTTCCTCTCGATTCTGCGCAATAGAAACCAAAATAGTCTTCATGGCTGTACCGACGCGAGTAGCAGCCAACTGAGTTGTCCCAGCCACAGTTGCAATCATCGCGCCGAGCTCTTCGATGCTCACACCAAATGCAGAAGCAGTAGCGCCTGACCGAATAAAGCCCTTCGCCAAGTCTTCTACGGTAACAGCGCTATTATCCGCCAAATCAGAGAACATCGCGACATACTTTGCCGCTTTTTGGAAAGTAATGCCGAAAGCATTAACCGTAGTAATAAGTAGCTTGGAACCAGTAACAGCATCAACAGTTGAAATATTCAAAAGCTGCATAGTTGCCCGTGTGGCAGCCGCAATTTCATCAATGTTCTTTAAACCTTGGCGCGCGAAATTAGTTGCTGCATCTGAAACTTCGGCAAACGTTCGTCCGGTTTGAATTGCCATATCAACAAGACGATCAGTAAGTTGTTCGGTATCAACACCGGGAAGAACCTTTGCTAAACTCTTAGCTGTATCATCTAATAATCTTAATCCATCAACCGCTTGTCGAATAGCTTCAAGCATCTTAAATAAGCCAGCAGTATAAACAAAGAATGCTGAAAAACGTTTAGCAATCTGACCGATTTTCGCACCAAATTCAGCCGCGCTCATTCCGGCTTCACTATAAATTTTATTTAAATTATCTTTATAGCGCGCCAACTCAACATCGCGCGGACTAAGAACTAAATTGAGTCGCCGTTGTGTAGGAATGGCTGCTAATTGTGCTCGTACTTCTTTTAATCGCTCAACAGCTCGTCTAATAGGTTTTGCAGGAAGCGCATGAGAAAATTGTTTACGTAATGCTGCCGCATCCCTAGCTACTAACCCTAATTCGCGACGCAGCTGATCGGCAATTCGTTTGGAAATTGTTAAATCTGCCCGTAATTTAATAGGTGGTTGAGAATCCATAAATTTCTGCAAGTTCTTATGAGCTTTACGCAATTCCTTATGAGGAAACTCAACTGGAACCTTAGCTACCAGTTTTAAATCACTAAATTGTTTTTTAGAAATAATGGGCTTAACGGGAATACGCAGCCTATAACCCGCCGCAGCAGTTGCAATATCTTTATTTATGGCACTTAATTGTGCCCTAATATCACCACGTTTAAGTTGGATCTGCGTGCTGATAATATACTTTTTAGAAAAAAGTTTCTGCATGCTGGCACGCCAAGAGGACATCAAAGTTTTAATATCCGCGCGCATTTGTTGAATACCTTCGCGCAAACCAATAGAAAGTTGCTTTTTAAGATAGTCTGGCAAAAAATCCAAATTTATATTTTGCGGACCATAAGTTATACTAACACGTTTAATCGTATCACTAAGACGTTTATAAATCTGACTTAATTCTTTATTTGGTAATACTTGAACGGCAGTTAATCGTAACTCTCCAAGGCGAGCTTTTAATTTTTTAAGACTTACATTAGTAATCGCATAGTTGAGCGCACGACGTACCTTGTCTATCAGCGCTTTAGTCTTAACATCGCGCTCTGTAAAACGAACGCCTAGTTTAATTTCATACTGCGCCGCCATTTATTTTATTCTTTCTTTTTTCTTCGTCGTTTGCGCGGTTTTTTGGCTTCTTTAGCTTCAGTTCCAATTGCATCAGCGACAATTTCTTTATAATATTTATCGGTCAAATCATCTTCGTTATTCAAATAACCATGTTCACGCAACCATCTCCGTTCAGCAAAATCTGGGCGGGTATCTTCCTCCTTCAATCCAGCATTAGCTAACAATGCGTACCCATAACAAGTAGCCGTAAAAGTGGTATCTGGATGATTAACGAAATCAGCGCGTGAATTAAAAATACGCTGGTTATTTTCATCTACCGTACACTCAACAGCAAATTGAATTGTGCGAGCTTCATCGGCGTATCCCTCGGCGGTTTGCGAAGAAAAAAGCCGCGTTTTATGAGTAATCAAATCGAGCAGTTTATTTCGCAGTTGCATAATCTTGAAAGCAAGTTCTTTGCCCTTCTTTTCATCCTCCTCTTTCTCAAGTTCAAGCTCAGCAGTAACAATTTGCACTTGAAGCTCTCTAACTTTTTGTTCTTGTTCATCTCCCCAAACACCAGTTTTTTCAAAAATTTGTTTAGCTTCAAGCTCAGTCATAATGCCATTTCTAACTGCCTCTGCGAATGCGCGTCGATATTCAAGGTCAATTCTTAAAAGCTGGTCTTGTGTAGGATTAAGAATAAAATACTTTTTACCTTCATACGTGAACTCAATCAATTTCTTTGTCATGACCTTTCACCTCGCCTTTGCCCTGAAAATTAAACGTTTCTTTGTCCGGAATATATTCAACATTAAATTTCTCTAAATATTGATGAGCCTCACGAATAGCATCATTGCCAATACGCAAAATTTCCGCTCGTAAACCAGGATAAGAGGGAAAGTTTTTGCCTAGGCGGGTTTCGATTGCCCTCAAAGCTCCTACAAAAACGGATTTGATGCCATTATAAATTAAAAGCCGAAGGTAATCCTTCGACTTATTAAAATAAGGCTCATCTCTATGATTAATATTTTTTAAACGCCTTTGAGAATGTCGCCTTTCCTTAGATCCCATTCACTTACCGTGCCTTTGCCTTTAATAATATTCCGTTCATGACGCAATTTAGCACGCGTTAAAGGATCATTTTGTGATTGAATCTCATCAATAAGCGTCGGATCATTATCGCAAAACACAAAAGTTTCAACCGTCCCGTATTTTTGTTTTTTATCTACGGGAGACACGACATTCTTTCTACTATTTAATACGTTTCTGTTATTACGCTTACGAGTTTCGTTACGTACCCAAGCATCCAGTGCCTCATCATTATCAATCAAATGATGAGGGCACTCTGGATGTTCAAAAACCCAATCATAATATAAACTCCAAAAAATCAAATTATTCTGCACATCGCCCCATTCTGCGGCAGGTTTACCAAAAAGATCTGCTCCATTTTTAGTGGAATTCCAACGATAACGCCACATATTAGAGCGAGCAATTTTTCTGACAGTTCTTTCGTCAAGAACAAAACGATCATTATAAGCACTTACCACGTTATTAATAAATATTATATCATCAAAATTATTAAATTCTTCTTCTGTCCAAAACGGCGTACTGTCTAATTTAAATAAACAATAAAAGGCTGTTTGGCGAAACTTGACAGTCAGCGCACGATTTTCCAGGCTATTAGCAAAAAGATCCCATTTTCGTTGAAGCAAATCATTTAATTCTCGTTCAGTCCGACGAATTTGGCGTTCGATATTTTTATACTTGACTCGTTGGTACTTAAAATCTGGCAAAATATTTTTTAATTTTTTAATTCCATTTTGTAGAACAACAACTCTTTCTTCGTCTTTATCAGTCCAAATCTCACGCTCGGCATAAATTTTTCTAAGTTCTGCCTCGCTAATAAGTCCAAGCTTGGCTCCTTGCACAAGTTCGCGCTGATACATGTAATTAATATAATTCTGCTGCCGACCACTTAGAATCTTTATAATACAAGTATGAATATTACCATTGCCATCAGAAATATCAACAATCGCTTCCCCCAATAATATTTCGAGAATATGCTGTTCGATCTCTTGATAGTCGTCCATTTTTGAGAAAAAGAAAGGGGGCCTCTGTTATTCAGAGGCCCCGGTGGAAATCAAATATTACGGGTTCTTAGCCTGCCTGGTGGCTGTGTGAGTTACGGTAAAGGCATTGCTGTTAGTATATTCAAAAGTGCATTCAACAGAATCGCCACCCGTGGTGAAATCACCCAAACTAACGCTGCTGAGCTTATTCTTGGTGCCAAGATCAATGGTCAAGCCGCCCAGCGTGCGTAGAATAATCTGCTGGTTGGTCAAATTGCTCTGATTGGCAAGAGCATTAACCTTATCGCCCTCAGACGTAATAACCGTGAAAGTGGTAGTTACAGTAAGTGGGAAACTGACCGCCCAGTAGTATGGATCACGACTACCGAGCTCGTAAATCTCTTCACGCCCGATATCAACGCTGACCTCAATGCTCTGAATGTGGTCATCGCTGCTAATATCGGTCGGAAGAACTGAATTCGCCCGGTCAAAGTCCTCACTCCGCTGAACGCCCGAACCAACAACAGTAGCGTCATAAGCCTCGGAAGTCGGGAAATAACCAGACGGTACCACTGAAGAAGTTGCGCTTACCCACAGCTTGTTATTACCAACGAGCGTCACAGACTCACGAGCGTTCTCGGTAGCAGAAAAGCTATAAGAAACAGCGCTCACATAAAGACCACTACAAATCACCACAGAATCCGGCGTTCCACGAGCAGAATCTTGGGTATCCGGATAGATATTAACTGCAACATCAACTTTATAATCGGCAGTTTTACCTTTCAGATCAGTATAGCGCGGATCGCCCACCATCAGCCAAAGTGGCATAGTTCCGTCAAGTACGCGCTCCATCGTAACTTCAATATTAGGAAGGGTCTCAATGTTTTCGTATGAGCCGAGCTGACCAATCTGGAAAATATCCTCGGTATTGAAAGCGGTACTAATCGAGCAGGTCTGCATGCCCATAGGAACGTACCAACCGTTTAGATCAGCCGCCGCTCCACTGGCATGCGTCGCCGCCGTAGTCCCGCGATCACCGCGAGTTAGCCCGCCCACTGTGTACTGATCAAGAAAAGTAGTAAAATAAATATACTCATCGCCAACCCGGAACTGATGAGGCACCGGCCAAACACCACTGACTACCTCGTTAAAACGAATTTCACCGTCGGTAGCACTAATACCGGACGCCAGCGTAAGTTGCGGATACCAATTTTCAATGACCGTGGTGGGGCGCTTTTTAGTGTCCTTAATGGACACCTGCGCGGTCGCGTATGTAATTCGATTATTAGCCATTCATCACCTCCAACTATATTATCTTCGCGCGTGAGATAAGGCTTCACATAAGTTAATACGTTTTTGTTTAATCCCGCAAATATACGCTCAACTGAGCATCAATACGACCTCTATAAATATTATTTAATAAATCTCGCTCCCGGATAACTAATTCATCGATATATATATTAGTCCAAAAATGGTCACTCTGTAACTGGGTGTAATTTTTATAAGTAGAGGAATAATCGCCCTCAAATGTCATAATTTCAGGAACTGAATTATAATCCACTGCTTTAATAACTTCCCTGGCTTGCCCAAAAATAACGTCTATAATCGCGTCTCTCTCGTAATCGCGAGCAGCAAAAACGAAAAACGAAATATATTCCTTAATAATCTTACCACCGCCAATCTGGCGCGGGAAATGGTTTCTCGTGGTTGGTTCAATAATAACAACCGGCAAAATGCGTTCCAGTCCAGATGGATAAATAATACTCTCGCTACTGCTATATGGCGCATTAGTTAAAAACCTACTCATTAATATATTAAAAGTATGTGAATCAACAAAATCAACCTTAACATCTTTATAACTATATTCTGCCTCAACTGTAGCATCTTGAGGCGGTGGATTTCTAAAAATATAACGCCCCCTCAGGTAGTCGGGAGAAGGGTAATAGGGATGCGAATTGTTAGCATGGAATGAACCATTGATCCATACGCCGCTGACGGGGAGTATAGGAGAGGGGAACCCCGAGGGGGCGCTTATGTCCGTCTCATAAACCCATTCATTTGCTATAGATTCATAATAAATTCCTTCTACCCTACGAAGATTTGCCAACGATGTTTCGTCATAGAAATCGATATTACGAGTTACATTAGTATAAAAGCCATTATCTAAAAATAATTTTTCACAATATTGCTTCAGATTATAACGAATATTTGATGTAAATCCAATGCCAATCATATTTTATCCGATAAATTTAACTCTTAACCAACGCCGTTGTGCAGGCGGGAGAATTCCCTTTGCCTCCTCAAATTTCATACGGAAAACATAAGTGGGGGGAAAAATAAAATTGCTCGTTTTACTCTTAGTCATAATACCATAACCACTTCGACTATAAGCCAATCCATGACGAACATAAACATAATGAAAAACATCAAAGCCATATTCTATCAAACTAACCCAAGAAACTTTTTTCCGTCCATCGTGATAAACTGCGAATTGTGATTCAGCAAACTTATTAAAATCAAAAACCAATAACCCGCGGTAACCGCGTTTTGTTTTATTCCAAGTAAGCTGTACAAATCCAGAATTTATAGTAATCGCTTTGATAAGATTATCAACCAAATGAATGTCAGGCAAACCAATTGCGCCTAAAAGCGGCGTACTATAAACATTCGCAGCCGAATAACCAGTTTTAGCACTGCCAGGCGCAGGAATATGCAAATTGCGAATAATCGCCGAATGCTCAAGTAATTTCCGATAAACCATTAAGAATTTGGAAGCGATACTCCGAATTCTGTTAATCTGCTGTAAAACATCTGTGCGTTTAATCCGCTTTGGTTTATAACTTTCAAGAATTTTAGTTAAAGTATCTTTGAATGCCTTATCTAAAATCGTGTCGCCATCTTTAGTAAAAACTGGCTGCATTTTACGTTACTCGCTTCCAAAATACATTGATAAATTTCAAATCTTCCGGGTTATTACCTAGTCCAATTTTTACAGGTTCGCTCAAACGCTCGTAATCAAGCCCATCTATCGTCGCACGAATGCAATTATTAACATCGTCCCATGCTTCAACCAAAAACTTAGTCAAAACTACATTCTCAGGAGAAACGCCATAAAATTCGTAATCATAATCTCTTGGACGCTTGACAATAGTCGCATGCCAGGTGCTTTGGCGAGGAATATGGATTATATGTGTCCCACGGCAAACAGGACAGCGTTGTCCATCGGCAAATGGTACATTATACGGCGGACCAGAAAATGGATTAGAGCTATTATATTTGTAAAGCCCCCTTCCGCCAACTGACAGATATTTACAATTTGGACAACCGCTTTCTATTGGTGGCAAATGCAACGTTACTTCGCGCCCAAGATCGCTGATGAGCTGAGAAATTGCGTCTGCATAAAGTTCTTTTAAATTATTGGTTAAATATTTGCCAGGATCAGGGAGAATACTATCATCTCGCGCCATTTTAATATCTATCTACATCAAAACCGCTGCGAAAATTCTGTGTACTATTATCAGGATCTTCGTCATTCCAATATTCTTTTTGATCTTCATACCAAATTAATGCACCATAATCCGAAACATTGCTTTCTGCTAAAGTTTTTTTGTAATCCTCTAAGGCTTTTTCTAATTCGCCACAAACAGATTCAACATTATCATCATAACCACCAAATGATGCTGTAGTGTCAACTTCGTCAGTCCCACTACGAATCCGAATACCGCGACTAACAGCTTCAAAACGCAACTTCTTAGCTATTAAACATTCTGCCTGCAAAATTATCAAATCTAACAAAGCTTCGCCATCATCAACATTAATATTATCATTATCATTTTCTACAAGTTTATTACTGCCAGTTAAGTTTAATTTTCTATTAAGTCTCACAATTGCCTTATGAACAAAGCTGCGAATATCGTCCCTGGTCAGATTAACCGAACCAACGTCAGTTAAAATATAATCGATAATTTTATCAGTCGGAACCATGGTTTTTACCTTATAAACACTCCCTTATAAAAACCACTGCTAGAAACAAAAACACGTAATGTGTTTTCATCAATAGCTTCTAAAGAATCAAAACTAACACTCTTATCAGTTTCACTATTATATAACTGCACCATTACATATTTGTGTCCAAGATTGTGTGTTACATCAGTATAATATAACGAGCCAGATGGCTGCCAACTATTAAGGGTTGCCTCAACAACATTTGCTGCATTTTGAGCTACGGAATAAACAGCGCTATCTAATATCGACAACCCAGAAGCTAAACCAATTCCATCATTCAAATAATTATGCGATAAATAAGTTGGCGTATAGTGCCTACTTACTTCACCAGATGCCGTCAAACCAACGTAGGTCCGGAGCTGACTAATCTTACTCGCATTAACAATAGCACGTCGCCGAGCTTCATTTCCAATCTGATAAGCAAGATCGCTACGACTTAAGAAAAGATCATCGAGAGACCAGGCATAAATACGAGAATAACCATCGTTATGACGATAACATAAATAAATATTCTTATTATTAAGTATCATTGTGTTGCGATAATCACTAGCTGTATCTGCTGGCGGTGTAGTATTATATGTATAAAAATCAGACATTGTATTTACATTGAAAGTATAAAAACCACAAGTAGAGGTGTTAATCTTATGCATCATCACAAAAGCTCGTTCATTCTCAATCAACATGTTTTGTAATGGATAAGTTCCCCATGCATAATAAAGCTGCGTTTTGTGTCCAGTATTCAAATCATAACACCAAATATAATCACTATGCTGATAATACAATGTATCATTATAAACCGTAAGAGGCCAGACCCAAGTATCATTAATTGTAATTGTTTCAACGCGCGAACCATCCCACCGAGAAACTAGCATACTACCACGCAAACCATATAAATAACTACCGTCTACACAAATCTTAAAACCAACATCAGAAGTAGCAAAATTATCAGCAACCTTTTCAACTGTTAACTGTCCACTCGGCGAATTCTCATTAATAATCCATAATGTACCATTATTATCCAATCCACACCAATAACCATTCCAATCGAGCATGCGAACGAAATAATCTCCGCCGAGAGGCAGTTCGCTAATATCTGTCCAATCTAAATCATAACGGCAGATATAAGCCTTTGTCCCATCACTACTTCTAATACAAGCATATAGCGAATTATTTACTGATGCGAGAGATGTAACTGAACCACTAGCAGCTGACGGCGAACGAATAACATCAAAAACAGGATCGCCAACCCCGCGCTTTGTTGGTAGGGTCTTCCCAGATAAATCAAGACGATAAACAACACCTGACTGATCTGCTCCAGCAAATAGCTCATTAGCATGTTCCGTTAAACAGCTAATTTGTCCAGCATAATCAATTTCTGCAACCAACGTTCCAGCATCAAAGCCAGGCGCACGCGAATTATCATTAATTGTACTAAAGTAAAATGCATTCTTGCTTAATGATTCATCCTCAATATAAGCTTTCACCAAAAAGTTATCTAACGACCAAATTTTAATCACATTACCATTAAAAACACGAGCAACATATTTTCCATTTGACCGCGCGTAACCATCCAACCATTCACTAAATGGATAAATATAACCAACATCTTCAAACTGGTGAGTATAAGCATTAAACTTATAATTTTTATAATATATAGATCTACCAATCTTATGTACAACAAAAGAGGAAAGATTAGTTTTCTTCGATTCTACATGTCCATTATATTTAACAACAGTAATAACAGAATGTTCGATACCACTGTCGGGATCACGTAATTTATTCCAATAATAGAAATCACCATTATGCAGCCAGTTTTCTGCCCAATAGCTGGTAAGATCGGTAGCATTTACAAAACCACTTGGCGCAGTTGTAACTAGTGTATCGCCATACTGGAAAATATCCTGAAATAGAACTCTGATAACATTATTTCTACCAAAATATAATTTATTATCACCCGGATCAATCGGACGCGATGGACGAATTCCACCACCGGCGTTGGTAAATGACCAATTTATACCATCATGACTATATGCATCTGAACGTCCGCCATCGTGACAAATTGCACCAATCATTGCATCGGTGGCAATAAGCATTTCGGGCTTACTATAAATATCTAATTCGCAAGCTTTTGTCCATCCGCTACCAGAGACATATTTAGCTACACCACCATTACCATTAGGAATTCCCCAACCCGATCCATAAAACAAGACATACAAATCACCGCGAAAGCGACAGGCAACATTAAACTTATTACCAGCCTCGACACTAGCAGCTGCGCCAGCCCCGGGTAATCCAATGCTTTTAATTCCATATTCTTCAGCATCACCCAAATATTCGGTTTCACCGCTATCAATATTAACTAAATAAACATAACGCCAACCACTAATAGCAATAATCTCATTGTCAAACAAGCTAATTTCCCAATCGCCTTCAGGTAAAGTTATTTCACGAACACCGCTTACCGAAAATGGAGCAATATTCACAACATCAGATAATGTTGCCAGACCATGTTCATCATACTGTGGGCGTCGTTCAAAATCATATGAACCACGTATATACATTATTACCTCCTAATGATTATTTGCCGAGCAAAAATAACCCCGCGTCGTTCAAGTGAATAATTACACAATTGATCATTAAGAGCATTATTGGTAGTATAAAAATACTCAGGACTACGAGCCACATTAGATATACGCAATTCCTCAAGATATCCATCTGTTTTTCCATGATAACCATCGTCGTCAAGTAATTCACCAACAGTTAAACCATTGCTATTTAATACAGTATTCCAAGAAACAGACTTACTGCCAACATACTGACCATTAACATATAGTTTAACAGTATTCGATTCCAATGTAAATGCCACATAATACCATTGATTCAAAGAACGCACAATAGGATCAAGATAATCATCCGTCCAGCCTAATACAATAAAACCTTTTGTAGAATCAATTGCATATTCCAACGCTGATGTTTGTGAATTAGCCTGCGGTGTTCCATAACCACAAATACATTGCCATTGTGAAGTATAAGCTACCGGGTAAAATTTAGCCTCAATTGTACGCGCATTTCCGCCAGTTGGCAAATTATTAGGAGACGAACATTGTAAATAATCAGCGTTCGTACCAATAAATCTAACTGCTTTACTCAGAAAACCATATGTCCTAACCGGACTACCAACAAATGATAGATTATTATTTCCTTTTGTATCGATATAGTTACCACTATCATCATTAAAATGCCAAATACTCACATAATTACTATCCCATGCATTACTGTTATGCATACTAACATTAGAATTAATAATATTTGAATCATAATAAATATAAAGTACGGTATTAGCTGAATCAGACAATGAAAGCGACGAATGTGTAACCCATAGTAACCCACTTTGACCAGCATTATCCCAATAATCTACCTCAACATTCGCCTGTGTAACACCATCAGATAAAGTAACGACAATGCCAGAATAATGAATTCCCAATTCATTAAACAAAAACGATAAATCATAATCATTAAGACCAGCATTATTACGAATATACAAAGGAACAGAAAATTGGCTTAAAGTTCCACTAACCTGAGTCGGCGGTATAACAACCTCAATCCGTTCAGAATATCCAGCCAACCACATTATTTTACCTCACAACAATAACCCCTAATGCCCCGCTACTACTGGCGAAAACCCGCACAGTATTTTTATCTAATAGAACATGATGATCAATTCCTACACTATTATATGTAGTTGGATCGTAGCATTGGACAACTACTAACCGATCACCGAAATTATGATGAACATCAGCATAATATAATGAGCCAGATGGAGTCCAACTAGTTACTACCTCAGTATACTTAGTCGCCTGCCCACCAAAAACACCCGAAACGCCATAAAATACACCATCTGAAGTGATATACCAATTATTATTTGTTCCGCAAAGATCGATATCGACGCCACTTACATTTACAACACAACCAGCTGACCGACGAATAAATGAAGCGGCTTGCTCAACTGAACTATCAACATAAATTAAAGCATCAGCAGATGATTTATTTTCAAGTCCTAAATCAAGTTCTTGAGCATATATATTATCAACATAAAGATCATTAAATTTAGCCCCACTACTACCAATATTATAAGTCAAAGAAGCAGCAGGAATTAAATTCTCATCCTTTTTATAAGTATTTGAATCAATGGCGTTTATATCTAATTCTACTTCAGCAATTTTAGCATCTAGCTTAGAAATACCAGAAGCTAAATTATCACCTGTTTGAACATAATTATTAGATGTATATGTCGGACTTGAGTCATCGTCACTACCAATAAATGTATGAATATTTTTAATATAATCTAATTTCCGCGCAATCGAAGCTGTTGCCGTATCATCTTCGCCGATTGCTGATAATTGCCCACGATACCAGAAATAACTACCATCGCCACAAATAATACAAAGACGATCTTTATAAGGGGCAAGCGTAACAATACTTTTACCACTTGGTAATGTGCAAATCAATTTCGTCGAACGTCCATCAAATGCCCAAACCTCATTACCATTAAAAGTATAAATCAACTTACCCTGATAAATACACGGTTGTTGCCCAGCACAATCAGAAATTATTTTAACAGCACGCTCTTTTTGATCAATTAACCATAAACCATTTCCACAACCATAAGCTCTGCCTTTATAAACAATTCCGTAAGTGCAATGATGTCCAATAGCATAAAAATAACCCTCTTTTACACCATCATACCAACTTACATAATCCTCATTAGGACCCCAAACATACAATGTATTACCAAGCGAGGTACAACCGAAATTCCAACCCCAGGTACCACCTTGAGCATGAACACGACAAAGAATTCCCCAGCTATTACCATCATATTTAAAAATTGGTTGTTTGGATCCAGCCGAAGCCCCACCAACAACCGAACAAATTAAATCGCCATTATATTCGGCTAAAGACGTTGCCCCCCAAGCTCCTCCCGTACCTGATGGTTGACCAATATATTCCAAATTATTTCCATCATAGAGAAATACCCACGTATAATTCCAAGGCGAAATTGAGGCAATGGCTAACTTACCACGCCAAACCGTTAAACCACCAATCTTAGTTCCAGAACCAGGTGAACACTCTAATTGCCAACCGCTCGGAGTAATACTATAAACATTATCAGAATCACGTGAACCAACAAAAACTTTCCCATTGTAAACGCAAGAATAACACAACCAATCGCCCGGAGACTCGGGTAACTGTCCGCCCGAAACAACCGGCATTTCACCATAAGTATCAATATCGACAGTGCTTAAATTAACAGCCAACTCTCCATCTGGGCTAATATGTAACGTACCGCTTCCTACTTGAATACCATACAAGAAATTACCAGATTGCGCATAAATAACAGCAAAACGATGGTCCAAGCTGCCGATATCATATAAACCGGATGGAATTAGATCTTCATCTTTACGATAATAAAGACTTAAATCAACGCCAGAAACTTGAGCATCAACATAACCTTTTGTCGCTAAATCATAAATATGTTGTGGGATAACACCGCTAATAGTTCCGGTAAAACCACGAGTACCATCAACTAAAATATATTGTGGATGGTCATCATCGGTAAGCCCAGTTAAAAGTCCATGATCAGTAACGCCACCACCAACTCCGGATAACCCAGAAACATTAACTAATAGACGCCCAGTTCCGTCTACAGCAAGCGGATAACCAGTCTCACCCCAACAAAAAACAAAGCCGCTCGCTTGTGCGTCGGCATTTACTAATAGCTGTCCTTTATCATTAACTTTTATTGTGCGCCCTTCCGGTCCATAACTGAAAATGTATTCGGCAGACATAGCTTTTTCTCCTCGCGCAAAATACAACAATACCGTCCATAAATAGATACGTTTTCTTGTAAAATAAAAAAAGCGGGGCATAAAACCCCGCTATTGATTGCAAATTATATTATTTAATTATTAGAAGGTACCAATGACTAGGAACCGATTGTCAAGAACCGCAAAACCAATCTCCATAAAGCCGAACCAACCGACCCGATTCGAGCGGAGAAGCGTGTCGTCTTCGTAAAGCTGGAGATCTTCACGGACAACAAACTTCCGAGTCCGAAGCGCCCAATCACTGGCATCAAGACCAATGCAAAATTCCTTGTCCGTATCGCCGCCAGCTACGAACCAGGATGCCTTGTTTGGACCGTCGGTTGATTCAATATAAGTCTGGAACCGCTGACCCTCACCAAGCTCCTGAAGCTCATGCAGCCGAACACCGAAAATAGTGGGCAGACCGGCAAGCCCCTCACCACGGAAAATCTCATGCCGAGTAATATCATCGACTTCAGCCTGCGACCAGTTCCGAATATCAGCAAGAGCCTCGGGCGAGAGGAAAAGATCAGTCAGCTTGCTGCGCCGCCCACCCGGAAACCGCTTAATAGCAGTCATCATGCCGGTGAGCAGCTTCTTGGTAAAGGTACCAGCGGCAGCCGAGCTGTCAACAACCCGTCCATTCTCAACCGCGGCAGAAATAATAGTATGCCAACCATCATCATTAAGCTTCCGGGTAAAGCCATACTTTAGAACGTCCATAGCATCAGCAACAACGTCCCACCGAGCATCGCGGACATATTTTCGGGCAATATCAATTGAATTGCTGATGGTATAGGTGGGAACATAAACCTCATCGCCCTCAATTAGCCTTTGAGGCGGTGCACCCTCCTTGGCAATCACGAAGGCGACATAATCTTCCTCTTCACCGGGGCTAAGGAAATGAAGCGGAAACCGCGGATCAACTCCAGGCTCCAGAACCACGCGCTGGAAAACACCATTCAGCGTATCATCTTCCAGAACCGCACCCCTGAAGGCACCATCGAGTACCTGGGCAAGGGCGCGCTGGTACTTTTTCCGTTCTTCCAGATCGTTGGAAGCCGCTTTCCGAAGCAGCTCACGTTCCTCTTCAGTAAAAACCTTTTTACCTAACGCACGCATTGTATTCCTCCTCTCTTATTAGCAATTAATCCAAACCTTCACGTATCCATCGCTATCTTTCCCGGTCTCGAACCGACCAACCAGCGGATAGGTATAACCATCCAGAGAACCAGACGGAACAAGAACGCCACTCTGATTCACGTAAGCCGGGTCACCGGGGTTGATAGACAGAGACGGGTGAACAACATTGGTGTAGATCCGCCCAATCTGGAGAACAGGAACCGCTCCGCCAGCCCAGACCTCGAAAGCCTTCTGGTAATTGGCGGGACGAGAATCACTTTCATCCGTCACTACGTCATTCAGGAGACAACCAAGCACCTGTGTGTTAGCATTAACCGTGGTGTCAACTTTCTTGACAAAACCCTCGTTGGAAGGATCGAGCATTACGAAATAACCACGTTCTGCAGTCTCATTCATGCGGAAAGTCGCAACTTCCGCGATAATCTGCCGTTCGCCTTTTAACGCCATTATTCACCTCCTTCATTAATCAAACCAATATCTTTCAGGATTTTCCCATACTTATCTACCAAACTTTCATCCTCGTCGGTCGTAAAATCAATCGGATCTTCTTCTTTTGCAGCGCTGTCCAAAACGTCGTCAATAGTTTCGTCGATTTCGTCAGCAACTTCCTCTTCGACATCCTCAGTCTCTTCCGAAGTGTCCTCTTCAGCAACATCCTCTTCGGAAGCATTAACGGTCTGAGAAACTGATTCTTTAACTTTCGCCAAATCTTCGACATAAGCAACAAATTCCTCGTCAGACATATTAATGCAGCGCTCAACGAGTTTATCCAAAGCATCGCCACTTAAAGCAAACTCAGTCGCAAGAATTCGAGCCCGTTCCTCACGCAATTTCTCAAGCTTAATCTGATCCAGTTCTTTGTTAATATTATCGAGCCGCTCAGAAATGGCAGCCAAAGCCTTTTCATACTCTTTAATAAGTGCTTCTTTCTCAGCTACTTCTTGACGCAGAAATTCGAGTTCAGACTCTTCAGCCTTTTCAGGTTCCTCGGATTGCTCTTCCGGCTGTTCCTCTTCTTTTGGCTCTTCTTCAAGTTGCTCTTCCTCGGCAGGCTCTTCAGCCGGTTCCTCTGGTTGTTCAAGCTGTTCTTCTGGCTGCTCTTCTTCTTTTTCAAGCTTTTCCTCGGGTTTTTCCTCAAGTTTTTCTTCCACTTTTTCTTCAAGTTTTTCCTCAACTTCGGGCTCCTTTTTATCTTCAGAAGCAACCGTCTGAGCGATATTTTCTAATTTTTTATCCTCCATAATCACCTCCTCGTTACCAAACTTAACAGTATCAATTACGTAATCATCCAAATTAACCACTTCTTGTTCAAGCGCAGCGACCTCTTCGGAAACAGATTTAATTACACTATCTTTATTGGCAGGATGACGAACCAAACCGATACCTCCAATAATAATATTCCTTAAAACCCTGCCTACGCGCTGTCCGTCTAACTCACCGCTACCGCCATTAACCTTCAAAACCGGGTCAAGCACCCTCGCCGTTACCTCATTACGCCTAACAATCTTATCTCCAACCAAGTAATCATAATCAGTGAAATAAGCTTCAACCGAAACAAACAATTCACCTGTGGCTGCTTTTTGCCTTATCTCACGCGCTTTTCCCGGAAAAATATAGGCATACATTACAGCCCGGTTAATTACATCAAATTCCGCTGGAACCTGACCCGGATTTTGAAGTACTATATTATCATCTATCCGTTCCCCGGATTTAGTTGCCAAATAGGCATCAATCATATGTCCAACAATTTTTTCTTCTTGATGTTCAATATTAAGTGGCTTATGGCGAGCGGTTTTATAAGCAGCTAAAAGCTCATCACGTAGGAAAACATCGTCATTAGCATTAATGCCAACAGAAACCAAAACGGAATCGATTACAAGCAGATCTGGTTGTTCTTCGACGTAAATAGAGTCATCGAGCGTTTTTGGTTCAGTAATTACACTTGCTTTAGCTAAAAATCGTGTTTTGTACATTTTACTCGCGGAGCAGTACGCCCAGATACTCTACAAGATCTCGGAGAGATTCAACATTGAATGCATCCTGGTGGAAAACAACGCCTCGCAAAGCGCCTTGAGCATCACGGTAAACCTCAAAGCTCATGAGGTATTCAGCGCCATCAGCCCCGGCAATTAACTCGACCGTTTCGACCGTACCAGTCTTCCTAATATCGAGTAACGCCGCCTTCGTCTTCTCTTTAACAAATTTAGAATTCGGAAGAAGGGCACGGGCATGCCTTACAAGATGAGCCTTAGCCTTAGCACGTGCTTTAGGAGAAAGCCGCGTCTTCTTTTGAACTACCCGAGCAAGAGCATTCCGCAAATGGGGAATATCAACAGTGCTATTCTCATTAGGATTCTTTACCTTATGATTGTGATGGGGGAGATGGCGCAACCGACGAGGTACCGTCTTTCCTTCCTCATCTTTCTTGCCGCCTGGTTCAATGTACGCAAAAGCAGCATCCGGAAGATCGTTGATGTATTTCCGAGTCCACCGCTTAGCCTCGGTCTTTTCCTCCTTTAGTTCGCGCAGTTTAGCTTCAACCTTATCTAATTGTTCACGAATCTTATCCAGCATTGTTACCTCCTACTTTTTCTAACATCATCCGAATTACATCTGTTTGATTGTCAATAGCCTCAATAATCCGTTGGCTATTATTAATTGAATTTAAATCATGTTTTTCCATTGCTTTAGCAAGCTCATTACTACTAGAAGTTAAATGTGATAAATGGTTTGTAATTATTGAACGCTGTTCCTCCATTAATTTTTGCCATGCTTCACGGTCTTCTTTGTGAGAATTAATTATATATTTAAGTAAAACCCAGCAAACTACACCCATTGCACACGCCAAAGCAACGCCAAGTCCTTGTGTTTCAACAATTTTGAGTAGTTGTTCCATGGCTATTATTTAATTATTGAGCTATTCCGTCAATAGTTAATACGGTTTCATTTATTTTTTGTTTATATTTTGCCAGCTTTTTTGAGGGTAGAAACACAAATTGCCCATGCGCTCGACCTTAATTTATCTTTTTCTTTCTCGTTAGGATCCCGCTTATAACGCTGCTTAAATCGATCAACAAGCTGTTTATAAACCTTCCGAACGCACCGATCCAAAATTGCTGGCGCTTGAGTTTTATAATAAATGACCGCATCAACCTCATCCAAATCAACCTCTTCCAGAGAGGTATAACGAGCCATTACGCGCATAGCAACGTCAGAAGCGAGCTCGCGATCTTTTTCGGTTAAATTATTAATATCACATCCGCGCGCTTTGGCAATTCTGTTTAATTCTTTATTTTTAATCTGGGAATAAACCTTATAAACCTCTTTGACTTTGCCCATTCCCTTGGGTTTAGCCTCACGCTCGACCTTTTGCTGTTCGGGTTCCTCACTAACCTTCTTTGGACGACCGCCCTTTTCGCCTTGCGGACCTTGCATGGAGGGTAAATTTTCCTCTTCGGGCTCCTCGGCAAGTTTAATATCGGGGTCCTCATAGTCTTTGAAATAATAATCCAACGTATCCACATCGCGAGCAACTGGACCGAATTTGCCGACCTTTTTAAGGGTATGAGAATAACGAGTATCAAGCTTCTCACGAATCTTATCTTCGCGCTTCATGCGCTTAATCTCAACATCCAGATCTTCGCCGAACCGTTCGAGCAACGTCCGGTAAGAAATTACGTTACGGTCAACCAGCTCAAGTAATAGTTGCTTCTCTGCCCGTTCATCGCGCAGACTCATATGAGTAAACTTAACTACTGGCATTTTGCGCAATCCAGAAGCCTTCGCCAAATACCACAATTGCTTATTAAGCCATTCTAATACTTTACGTCGTCCAGTTTCCAAGCGTTCTAATAAAGTTCTACAACTAAGGAAAGAATTTGCATAATTGCCACCGGGTCCGCCAATTAATACCTCAGAAATACCAAGTCCAGCCAAAATATCGGCATTAACCTGCTGGTATTTAGCGTCGCCGAGAATTTTTCCAGTATCAGGATAATCGCTTTCAATACTGATTAGGTCGTCCCATACGATTGTCTTAGATTTACTGGGGTTCATAAGCATTTGGGTTAATTTCTCAAAACGCTCTTTAGTAGGGACAAGTCCAGCCCTCGTATCACCGATTTTAAAAATCTGAACCGCATTTTGAATCGATTCCGCAATAGAAATATCCATATTGCGAAGCGTCTGCTTAAATTTAAGATCGTCCATTACCCGCCATAACATTGGGGTTGCCCAATCAGCATAAGAATCTTTCTTATAATAAATAATACTTAAATTGCGAGCGTTTAGTGGGTATAAACCACGCTTAACAAAATTTTCCCACTCCTGGCGAGTCATCCGACTTTTTAAGTTTTGTAATAATTGTTTTGTGCGCGGATCCTTGCTGTTAAGTGTTGACTTAACATCTTCAACATCTAATTGGTAACTATAAGTCCTATCGCCAAAAATATTAGCTCGCTCAATATTCAACCGTAAAACATCCAAAACAATAAAACGATATGGAACACCAAAACTTTCATCATCGTCTTCAAAAAACATGCCGCCAAATACTTTACGAAGACGTTTTAGTTCATCACTGTCAATGTCTGCAAAATAAGTCAAAATAGGCACATTTCCATCACGATAAATACCGCGCAAAATCTCTTCTACTACGTCATAAAGGCGAACCTTCTCCATCCAACGCTTAAATAGTCTCTCAGCAGATTCGCTTTCATGAGTAATAGTAAATCCTTCAAGCGCAAAATCAGTCATAATATCAATAACATTACCTATGATTCCAACATTTTCATAAGCATCGCGGCAGCGTTTAATTTTTGTTTTAATATCATCGTGGCTACGCGAAAAAATACTCTCTTGAAAACTATTACCGCTCAAACGACGAGCAATACTAAAACCACCCTCTGAACGAGACAATAGAAAATCATCTCCTAAAAATTTTGCCATTGAATGCCAATTAGCAACGGTTTTGTCAAAATTGTCGTTCTTATTCTGTTCCGCCATTCTCAGCCCCCTATAGGAACTCTTCTGCCCAGCCACCTATGCAATCACGCCAGGCTTTTAACTTTTCTTCTTCTTGTCTATTATCATCTAAATGACATGCTACCCAATTAGCTATTAACAGAGCGCTATATCTATCTTTTCGCGGTTTAACGCCGCGTTTTTTAGCCTCCATACTAGGCGCAATGTCAAAATGGCGCAATCCACTTTTAGTCTGCGTAACGGTTATCTGTAATAATTCCTTTTTGCACTCACGAATTTCTTCATAAATGTGCTCTAATTCCTCAATGTTATCATGTTTATAAGTCTCATCTGTTAAAAGAGGAAATACCAATCGACGATCTTCTATATTCTTTTGCAGCAAAAAGTTAGCTTCTTCAATCCAATTAGGTGTAAAATTAATCATATCAAGAATATATAACCCTTCTTTACTTGGATCGCGATCATCAATACGATAAAGTGGCAATCGGTCTTTTACAGACTGAAGCATTTCCTCAACCGTTAAACCACCACCACCGGCATCAATGCCAATACGAACGATATTAAACTTATCCATCAACTCCAAAATCTTGTCAACATTATAAGAGAATTTTTCGTTAATAGCAGTATAACAATAGCGTACTTTCAACCTATCCGCCACCTCTAAAATCACAATGGCAAAAGCATCGCTTGTTCGCGCAGGATCAACACCCATAACATACTGAGATTTAGGCGATCCCTTTGCCTGGACACTAAAAGCCTCCGAACCTCTTAAAGTAGCACCCTCAATTGATTCATATTTGAAAAAACCTCGCGAAGTATCAGCAAATTTACAACAATACTCCATATTAAACAACATTTCACTCATTGTCATACGAGCATGGGAAATTAAATCTCGATCAAGCATACCTTCTGGCACTTTATACCATGGAAGCTCAATAATACCATAATCACGCCAATCTATGTGCATGTCGCCATAATCTTCACCTAAAATATCGGCATATTTATAAGCCGGACCACAAATACGATTATCAATAATTTTTAAATATTGAGTATACATTTTATGAAAATTATCACCAGTAAACCCAGCCGTTCCCGCAATTACAATTTGGTTTCCCTCATTGGGGCGGCGTTTTCTTTCTTTTTTTTGAGCAGCTTCTTTAATTTTGTCGATTGGGCGTAACTGCGTAGCTGCAAAACCGCGAATTACCACATGGAATACTTCTGGATCAACCGAGTCAACCTCGTCAATTAATACATGCGAGGCACGTTCACCACGAATCTTTTCACCGTTTCCTAGGGGGAGCGCTTTAATAACGCTATCGCCTACTTCATAAATACAATGATCAATGCTTTGTTTTGGTACACTTTTCGTACATTGACGTAATAAGGGAGCCCGTTTATAAATTGCCTTTATCTCTTCAAAAACACGTTTTGCCTGTCGAAAAGAGGCTGAAACAATAATAACTTTACTTCCTTGATCAAATAAAGCTCGTAAAATAGCGTAAACAGCTAATGTAAAAGTCTTACTTGCACCACGTGAAGCTAACAAAATCGGATATTTTTTATTCCATAACATATACAAAAATGCCGATTGAAAAGGGGCAACCTCAGTATTAAGAATATATTTACAAGCCCATGGAAGTGAATAAAATGATAATAACGCAACTTCAGCTAATGGATTATCAATTTCGGGAATCCATTCACAATCCTCAAGCGGATTGATCAATAAAGAAGGATCAATAGGATTGGGGTACCAATAATCAGGCTTGATTATTGCCATTTTGATCTTCGAGCCAATATTTATATGCTTTTCTCAAAATCCACCGCACAAATTGCTGTGCGCGCTTTTTTGTACCACCAAATATAATATGAATGCCGCGTCGCATCATAATGCTAAACAAATTACCTAAAATTGCATTCGGATGCATACGGGTAAAACGATGACGTTTATAAATATCCGACCAGTAACCTTCTACAATAATAAATTTATACTTCACATGGTCCATCCTATCAAGTTCACGCATAAAGCGGTCACGCTGTTTCCCTAAACAACTGCAAAGTTCATCAATGGAATTTTTGCGTTCAATAATAACATAATCCTCAAGTCCTTCAAGCGTATAGTCGCCATAATCAAGTTTTTTAACTTTCATTCCGGCACAACTAACGGTTTTGCGAAAATTATAACCATCACGTTCACGAGAATCACGGATGATATAGGGAAGTCTAAGCGAAATCATCCGTGCTGTTCGACTTGATTTCTTCGATTTCTTCTTTGGTTTTTTGTTTTGACGCATTCTTCTGCTTAACGTAGCTTTCTGGCAATTTACCTAACTTGAAATTCTTTCCTAAATCGATCTTCTCAACGCCGAACATTAAACCATCATCAATAAGGTCGTTGACCGCTTCTTCCATTCTGAACTTCAACATTGTGGCTTCTTCGCCCGCCATTTTGCGGATGCCCATATCATTTAATTCTTTAATTAAGTTAGTAAAATTAGTGCTGCTATCGGCTTGTCTTTGAAGTCGCTGAGCACGTTCTAAATCAAGGCTTTTCTTAATCTTGAGAATTGTTTCGTTTTTATCTTTAATTGCTCGCGAATAATCAATAAACGGATCGCCACGTTTTCTGGCTTCGTATTCCTCTTTCTGAAGGCGCATCAAAGCAATCTGCGCCATCGTCAATTCATGAATATCGTCTTCTTCATGAATAGTTATTGTCTCAATATCGGGCGAGGAAAAATATTCTACGTACTTCTCCTCATAAAAACGTAACTCTTCAGGAGATAACATTTTCTTGACCAACTGATAGCGCGGGCGCGAACGCAACTGTTTCAAATAATACTTACGGCGTTCGAGCGGGTTTAATAGGCGAGCCTGTTTATTTATTTTGTCTACATTCAGTTCAACATCATAACCTGGCACTTTAATCAATTTAAGTTTTTTGCGCCAACGTCCAACAACATGAACTGGCACATTAAGATAAGCGGCGATCTCAGCATCGCTCATCTTATTATAGTTTTGCTTAATAAACTTTTCAGCTTCGGGTGTTAGATTATATTTTTTAGCTCCCATTATCCGCCGCGCCGACGTTCGACCAACTTACTTAGACATTCGGGGCATTTGGTTCCAAAACTACCATCTACGGTCCCCTCTAAAACCACTTTCTTACCACAGCCGCTGCATTTAACAATAGTAGATTTTGGAGATGGTTTTGGTTTAGGCGAAGAGTTCTTCTTGTTAACCGGTTTATTTTTCTTTGGTTTCTTTTTTGGTACATTAATAATAATCGCTTCGTCTTCTTTAGATTCGACAGGTGACTCATCACCAAGATCAGCAACGTCGATTGTGTCACTCTTAAGGGAAGAAACCGAATTATTATCTACTCCAACTTCACTGACAAACAAATCAAATTTTGTGCTACTACAATAAGGACAAGCTAATACAGCATTAAATTTCAAATCGGCATTATTGTTTGTAAGAAACGTCCCCGCTTCAGCAGTAAAAACAATTTTCAGATTGTTATAATTCTCAATTAAACTCTTACAATTAGCACAGCGAAAGACATACCGATTACTCGATGTACCGTTCGACAACATACCTAACCTCCTCATATAACCGCTCATAATCTTTATTAGACAGACCAGAACCCGCCAAATAACACTCAAACAAATATGCACCGTCCGGCGACAAATAATTTCTAATTGCCACTATTTTATCTTCATACCGAACAGCAACGTCGCTTGTACTAATTTGATCGGCAAGTTCATCTAACCCGATTTTCATAAATGAAACATTTTCCTTACGTTTTTTCATTTCTATATAACGACGATAACGCGGACATTGAGTTGGATCTTTATAAAGACGACATTCATCTTTGTCATAATATAAGCAATAAAAACAAGTATTGCTGCGCCGCACCGTATAACGTCGCATAATATCGCGAATATGATTGTCAATACAACGACCCAAAAAATTATAAGCAGTGTAAACGCCTGGTCGAAAATGTTTAATAACATTCCAACATTTAAGACGCAATTCTTGGGCTACGTCATCAAGATCATACCCCGGAATAACAAAATTTGCCTTATTGAGCTTAATATTTATTAAATATTCAACAATTTCAGCTACATCAGAATAGTCAATAGGTAATCCGTTATTATATTTCTCTATTATTCTTCGTTCGGTTTCTTCAAACATTCCTGTGCGACTCCGCTAGGGACAATTTCTGGACCAATAAATTTTACTTTCGGTGGGAGGGTGCCAGCTTTTACAATACTGTCAATACAATGGCACTTTAACTTTCCACAGATTTCACAATGCTTCTTATCGTCCATTTTCAATCTCCCGGAGACATGAGCACATGTCCAGTGTAGTGAACTTAGTTCCATCAGACAGCGTGACCTCAAGCAGTCCCCGATACCCAAAACCAAAACATTTTGAACAATTTTTCTTAACGCGAAAAGTTTTTCCGTTCTTCATCTTCAAAATGCGACCATCATTATTATCGAAAGCCTCTTCTACATTGTGAACAACAACATCTTGATAGCGCTGAACGATTTCCCGATCAAACCGGCTTGGTGTTGATTGGTTCATTTCGCCTCCATAGGGTATAATCGCCAATTATTTATACGGTTAGATACTACATCTTCCCCAACCACAGTTCAGGCAACGCAAACAACCTTCTACGGTCTTTAATCTATCACCACATTCTGGACAAATCGCCTCTTCTTCTACATCACTCATTGTAAACGGGCTAGACTCAATAAAAGCGTAAAAATCACCAACTGCCGACTTAGGAATATAAACTTCATTTTCTTTAATTTTAACCTCAAAACCTACCTTATTAGCCAACATCCACATAAAAGATTTTAATATTTTACCATTTCTACTATTAGTAATAAACTTGATACCCCCATGCCCTGTTCGTTGAGCTCCGACTAAAAAAAGATGACGCACAAAATGTGGCGTTAATAATTCATGTAAATCCTTTCTGCTTAGTTGTAAAACATTATCCTTAACTGGTAAAGCACAAATATCTTTCAGAAATGCCGTATCAAAGTAATAATAAACTTTATCGGTCGCAATGCTCATAATATTAGTACAACTAATTCCATTAGCTATAAACTTCGCACGAACACTAGTGGCATAATCTAAATGATCAATAACTTGTCGATAGGATCCTTGGTTATTAATAACAGTAATCTTTGAATGTCCTACCATTAAATTAGCAATAATAATTTCGCGCAAAATAGACGTTAATTTAACTTTGCTGTAGTTTTTAGCTGTGTCGAATTCGCTTTTCTTAATCCCGTAACGTTTTAATTTACTAAACACCATCTGTTCCGAAACGCCTAATAGCTCAGAAATCTCTTTAGCGGTTAATCCTTCACGGCAAAACTTTTGAATAAGAAATTCGCGTAATTCATCATGATATTTTTCATCGCTGCTTTTCAGGCTCAAAACACCCTCTTTGCAACCTTCACGGAAAATAGTTACCCCTTTGCAACCCCACTTCCATGCAAGAAAATAAATATCTTCTACATCTTTTACACTAATATCAGCTGGACAATTAATCGTTTTTGAAATCCCAGAATCGACATATTTTTGTGCGGCGGCTTGCATCGCCAAATGATCTGTATAATGTATATCATGAGCACATTTGAAAAGTTCTTTAATATCTTTGGGCAACCAATCAATCTTTTGAATAGTGCCTTTCTGTTTTAATTCTTCGATAACCTTATCAACATCAATTCCCCGTTCTCTTAGCTTGCACTCAAAACGTTCATTTAAGACAGTTAAAACATCACCATCGGCTGTACGACGTTGATAATAAACATTATAGTAAGGTTCAATGCTATGTGAAACACCGGCAATAATCGCAACGCTACCAGTAGGTTGCGCCGTAGTGAAAAAAGCATTGCGGACTTTAATTCCCTTTTTATCCCAATAAGATCCCTTATACAGCTTAAAAACACCGCGTTGTTCGGCAAGCTTCTTAGATTCTTCGATGGCATATTCGTTAATTCTTTTATAAATTTCAGACAATAAGTTACGTGCCTCAACCGAATCATAAGGAATACCTAAATCAACTAATATATCAGCAAATCCCATCACGCCAATACCAATGCCACGTGTAGATTTGGTCATTTTCTCGATTTCTTTAAGGGGATAGGCACTAACATCAATGGCGTTGTCAGCAACATGAACTATCGCTTGAACTGTTTGTCGAAGTTTTTCCCAATCGATTTGACCGTTCTTAATATGTTTGGTAAGATTGATGGCGTTGAGATTACAGGATTCGTAAGGATGCATAAAAATCTCACTGCAATTTGAAGTAATTAAACCACTTACGATACCCCAATGTGTCAATGGTTCAGTAAAATCATATACATCTTCTTCGCCGTAATCTACTACATCAACAACCAAGCTGTCGCTTACTATACCAAGCAACTGCTCAAGCCGCTGGTTTTTATATTCATGAATGAAACCAATCAAATAATAAAACTTGAAAATACCATCCATATTTCCTATATTCAAATCATAAGATTCTCGACAATGATAAGTGCCATTCTTGAATTTAATTTTTTGACTCTTGTTTGTTGTGATATAAGATTTAATATTAAACCGCAACAAAAGTTCCTGTACTTGTTCAGCCAATTTACGACAGGTTGTTTTAAGCGTAATACGATGGTACTTCTTAGGGTTTAAGATCGACCCATTCGCACTATACAATCCACACAAAAACGAACGAATCCGCCTTTCATCCCAGTCAAAAATAGTCGATGGCAAAGTTCTATATGGCAAAGTACGAAAATCAAAACCCAATAATCCTAAAATATTATCAAATTCACGTGTGGTTACATATCTTACATTACTTTCATATCCAAAATAAGACAAAACATCGCCATCCTTTTGCCCAAAACAAATTCGTAAATGATCACCAACCATTAATCGCGACAAAATACCGTCACCCTGGATATACCCCAATTTCACAAACAAAGGATCGTGTCCTCGTAACGGGCGATATTTTGCTATTCTTTTGCCTTTCAAATCGGCAGCTTGAACAACCTCTCCATCTTCGGTTAAATACTTATGATCTGGCGTGCAAATTATCTCATTACCATCATTAAAAACAAGCTTTACTACCTTCTTCTTGCCAGAATACCATACTTTACCATGAACAATATCACCCTGAGCATTAACCAATCTGCCATCTTGGCAGACCAGATCCTTAATTTTGACAAAACCACGCGGAGTTAACAATTTTGAACTGCCAAAATGGCAGGGGTTGCTTGCTTCAATTCTCCCCAGCTGGGAGAGTTTATCATGTTTGTTTACTGTATCAATAAATACTACTCCTGGATCCCCACTCCTCCAAGCATATTCACAAATCATTCTAAATAATTTTCGGGCTTTAATAGTTTTGACCACTTTTTTAGTTGAGGGTGAAATGAGATGCCAATCTTCATCGTTCGCAACGGCATTCATAAATTTATCAGTTAATTTTACGGACAAATTAAAACTCGTAATCTGTTGCAATTTTTTCAATTCGAGTTTAGCAAAATTACGTAATACCTTATCCTGAGTTGTTAAAATAATTTTCATCAATCTGTTAATTTCTGGCAAATTACGCGATTTTATACTAATAAAATCAATAATATCAGGATGACTAACATCTAAAAACGCAATCGAAGCAGCCCGCCTTACTCCACCCTGTACAACTACCTCAGACGACTTATTAAATACTTCTAAGAAAGACAATGGTCCAGACGAAACACCACCAGCAGTTTTTACTGGGGCACCTTTCTCACGTAATGGAGACAGATCGATTCCAACTCCACCAGCATGCTGATAAATTTTTGCCGCCTCCCCCATACACTTATAAATGCTTTCAATAGAATCCTCCAAAGGAATCACAAAACATGAAAACAAACCGCCAACTTTTTCCCTTTCAGGATCACGCGCATTAAACAGATATGGGGACGCCGGAACAAAATCTAAATCTAATAAAGAATTAAGAATCCTATTATACCAATATTCATAATTTTTCTTACCATACTTCTTCTCCGGATATGCTACACATCGCGCAACACGCTCGAATAATTGACGTGGTGTTTCGATAATTTCTCCTTTTTCGTTACGTCGCAAATAACGTTGTTCTAGCAAAAAAAGAGCGTGTTCTGTCAAAACCGGACGTTTATCTACCACTTGCCCCTCCGCTAACAATTACCCCATTAACTATTAAATCTTGTTCAGTATCAATCACATATTTTCTACTCGGTTTCGTAACATATTGTACACTTATGATCCGCAAATAATCTCGAAATCGTGACGGATGAATTGATTTGTAAAGTTTATAATATTTACGTTCGGCAGATTTAAACATAAAAACAAAAGACCGCATTTTATGTATAAATTCAGCATTAATAACCAAAAATCTATTAGCCACAATCCTACTATAAATGCCTAAACAACACAACAACATCCTTAACGACTGTAAAAATGATAAATTACGTTTTAAAAGAACGCGTCGCCATACATGTGAATGCCCGTGTCCAAATGATACATTGATAGAAAAAATAATCCCCAAATAACGATAAACAATATCTAGTGGTGAATGAAAGAACTGACGTGGTACTTGTAAACTAAAATCATGAAACAAACGCACTGCCCGACTATCATTGACCACAATGCGCGGCAAGCCTGTAGCAGAAAAAAATAAACTAAAATCTATTTCGTATCTCTTCAAAACCTCATACAATTTATGAAACAACGATAAATACTCTTCAGTTGCACGATAAGCACGCCATGTAAAAGCACCATGCTTAACCTGTCCAACCGTTGCCAACGCACTTAAAAACGCAAAATCATTTCCGCAATATTTGAGAAGGGGTGAATCAATGCGTTCATAACGATTGAAAGGAAACGGATTGCTACTAATAACCAACTTATCACCACGTATTAAATATTCCGTGGGCTTTGAAGTCCCACTATGTAATTTCCATATTTGTCCTGGTAACCCACAAAATTCAAAATTATTAGCAGTTTTAATAACAAAAAACTTGTCTACGACATCTTCTTTATACGTGATGTCACACTCCTCTGCGTTGCTTGATAAAATGTAATTCCAGCTATTAAGGCTACCTAAATCAGAATAGCCAGCGCTAGTTAATACATAATCATTAAGATTAATTATCAGCATCGTCCATCAATTCTTCACGCTCGCTATATCGTGGTGCCCACAGTTTCGGTCCATTCCAAGCTTGCACCATCTCCTTAATAAGTTGCTCAAAAGTAACCGTCGGACGCCATTTTAATAACTTGTGCGCTTTAGATGCATCACCACATAGTCTATTAACATCAGATGGACGTTTGAATTTCTCATCTATAACCAAAAATTTGCGATAGTCCAACCCCACAGACCGATAAGCTATCTCGCATAATTCCAATACTGAATGAGTTTTGCCGGTAGCTAAAACATAATCATCCGGCTTATCCTGCTGAAGCATTCTATACATTCCTATACAATAATCAATCGCGCATCCCCAATCGCGACAAGCATGAACATTTCCCAGATGAACTTTTTCACAATTAGCAGCAGCTTGACAAATCTTTTGAGTAACAAATTCATCTCCACGTAAAATACTTTCGTGATTAAATAAAATGCCATTACATACAAACATATTATAAGCTTCACGATAATTCACACCAATATAATAAGCAAAAACCTTAGAAACACCATATGGCGACCGTGGATGAAACGCAGTTTCTTCGTTCATAACACCATCATAATTTTCATAACCGAACATTTCACTAGTGCAAGCAATATAAACTTTAGCATCTGGACAGCACAAACGTACCGCCTCCAATAATCTTAATGTCCCCATTGCATTTATATCACAAGTAGCTATTGGAGTATTGAAACTTTCACCAACAAACGACATCGCACCAAGATGATAAACCTCGTGGGGGCGTATTTCGTTCATCAATTTAACAAGCGAGGAATAATCGGTCAAATCACCCGACACAAGATGAAATTTAGGATGCCATAATGTTCCGGTATATTCAAGCCGCCAAACCTGCGGAGTGGCATGATGACGACACATTCCATATACGTCATACCCCTTATAAAGAAGATAATTGCTTAAAATCGTACCGTCCTGTCCGGTAACGCCAGTGATAAAAGCTTTTCTTAACACCATCGCCTCAGTGACTCCTCTACTTTTATTTTTTGTCGAGAGGTTTCAACGCAACAAATCGACTTTCTTCCTTCTGCATGAGCGGCTAATTCTACTATACACTTATCTGCAAACGGATCAAAAACAAGTTCGTCCAAATTACTATGATTTTTAATAAGGATCCGCAAAAGATCCAAACTTTGTTCATGGGGAATATTACGCCTAAACCCTGGAAAAGGTTTAAACCGTAAAAACGGCAACGGGGGCTTAAGTGGAGTAAACGTCCAAACTCGTCCGCGTGTATACCAACTGATCACATAAACTTTTTGCTGATAACGCATGCGCGGCTGATTATAGGTAAAATCTGTACACCAAAATAATTTATCTTTTTTACGCCAACCAGCAAGACGGAAAATTTCATCTACAAAAGCAATGTCTTCTATGTTATGAAAAATCAAAGCCGAGGCAGTCGCCTTAGCATTTTTTAATATTGACAATAGAAAAGTATTATCAAGACGAGTAAATTTAATCCACTTATCGCCAGTTAATAATAAATCGTATCCGCTGATTGTATCTTGCTGACCAACAATAACCATTATCTGTATGCCCACTCAACGAGAATCAGCCCGTTTACTTGCCGCATCAATTTCTCTGCTTTATACTTTTGTCTATTAATCAACTTAACCTCATTTGCATTTCTAGTTACACCAATAACCACCACGGCTGGAACACAATAATAATTATGTCCAATAGTGATGCGCACCGGAATACCATTGTCTAACAAGCTATGAACAATCTCTCGTAATAAAAACAAAAAACGTTCCCCCGCCCTATCGATATATTCGAGCACTCTTTCTTCATTGAAGATCGTAATATTATTCGTTTTCAACCGACGCATCAATTCAGACTTTGGATTCCTTTTTAGGAATTGCTTAATACGAGACAATCTATTCAACAACGTCTTGACCATCGCATGCCCCACTTTTACCCAAAAAAACTCATAAAAATATAACATAACCACTCTAATCCCATAAAACACTAATGTCAAAGTCGTGATAAGTTTCAAATTGCCAAAGAAAAGCAGTCCAACTGCAATCAGAAGTAAAATGCCCAGCGTTTCCCAGATGAATGCTTTGATGGCAATATCTGGACGAACGCGCAACTACTCCCCCTCGCGCTGTTTCCTGTTGCACTTTTTTGCTACGACTTTTACGCGCGGACGTTTGTCTCCAGTTCGTACAAGCATGGTGCCACACTCAAAAGTCAACACCCAATTGAAATGCTGAGCATCCCACCTAACCTCGCGGCAGAACTTCCGACAAAATGGACAAAGCGTTTTTTCGAGCTTTTTAATTAAATCGTTGATCCAAAAAGCACCAATCACGAATTCCCTCCGTTTTAAATCAGCCGTGCCCCATGCAGCGGCTTCATTAGTGCTTTCGACCAAACGGCGCGATTTTTAAGAAATCTTGGCAAGTTTTGCGCAATTTTCACAGATAATTTCTACTTTATTATTACTAACAATAAAATAGCGCGAAGAAAGAAGATAGCGGAACTTACAACCACACTTATCGCATTCCCCTCTCAGCCATAAATCAAGCAATTCCTGAAACTTAATCGTCGATATATTGTATTTTGATCGAAGAATATTCAACGCTCTGTGGATTCGCTCTATTACTTTATTATAATTTTTACCCCACCGCAACTTATAGAAACAACTCGGACAAACGAAACTAATATTATCAAGCTCGACGACCCCATTAATTCCCACGGCACGGAGAAAGGTAAACTTGTCGTTTTTTAATCGACGCCGACAAAAGGGGCAGTTCTTAGTTTTTTGATAGGCTATGATAAAATCCGCCCGCCCGAAGTTAAACTGGCAATCGTGATTCCGAAGTAATCGGTAATATTTTGCTGCGATTTTTCGTTTTTCGCTAGGATTTAGCGGCGCTCCCATGTTTCAGCCCCAATTTTTTTAAAATATTTATTCAAAATGCGCTCAGGAATGCCCTCACAATAAATATAATCAATCAACTTCCAACATTGTTTTGCGTATCTCAACTTACCCACTTCAGTAAAAAATATGGCATCAATTGTTAACCAATCAATAATAAGTTCTTCGATTTTAGATTCATCCACCTCTTCCTCGGGATAAAAATAACATTCGGCAAATTCCTTAATGAGTTCTTCGATTTTTTCAGTTATGCTCATTATTACCTCTTACTTATTATACGTATCAGGGTATGTATTGTAGATTATTATAATTCAAACGTGGACTTCCTCCACGAGGGAGGCTCTTGGTAGGTTGCCCACCCAAGAGACCCATAGCGGGATTCCTGCTTCACGAGGATGTAATAAATAATATCCACCCTCTCCACAGGCGTAAATTCGGGTCGCCCCGACCCTACTTATATTATATATTTCCAAATATCCCCCGTTGTCTTATATTTATAGCCGCATTAAAATCACGGTCAATTTCTAACCCACAAAATGGGCAAATATGGATACGATCACTTAGGCGTTTATAAACTTTAGCGCCACACATTGAACATAATTGCGTAGTATATGCTGGATCTACCCAAACAAGTTGACAATTATCGCGCACAGACTTATATTCAATATGGTGTAATAAAAGATGCCATCGTCTTCTTTGTATTAATTGTCTAATTGCGGATGATCTATTGCCCATTTCAGCAATATTAAGATGTTCTAATAATATTTTTTTATTTTTATTAACTAAAGACGCAGTAATCTTATGATAATAATCAACTTCAGCATTATATATTTTACAACGTAATTTCATAATTTTTTCTTTAAGTTTGATATAATTACTACTACCAGGTGACTTACGCATTAGCTGTTTTTCCAATTTTTTAATTTTTACTAAAAGACGAATGTCAGGAACAAAAGGTTTAAACACTTTACCATCGCTAGTAGTTATTAAATTTTTAATACCAATATCAACGCCGACACTGCCAACAGCATTATTTTTATGAGATGGCTTTACAGAACAAAGTATATGTATATACCAATGTTTTGAAATTTTAGTGAATTTAACATTTACTATAGTTTTACATTTTAACTGGCGATGAAATCTGGTTTTTATTCTACCAAGCATTGGGAAATTGATATCTACAAAACGACTATTGCGTTTATGAATGTCTAAATAACGTATAGCAGGAAAAACAAAACTACGATATTTCCTATATGAGATGCACGAAGATGGTTTAATATACTTAGAAATTTGCGATCTAAATTCTTTAACTTGCCAATCTATAACTTCAGACGGTATAAGGTCACACAGCGGATTATGCTCTAAAAGATATTTTTTTGCAAATTGATCAAAGGTTCTATAAATATCCTTTTTCTTTTTACGATATAAATAATGTAACCAATCAACCAGCAATCTAAAATTTCGACGTAAAATAAAAAACCACAAATTCATTTTTTGTTGTTGTTCAGCGGTAGGATAAATACGAAATTTATACGTCAAAAATAACC